TGAAAGAGTTATTAAAAACCAATTGATTTTCCACCCAAGCATTACCTTGAACTTGAAGTTTATAAGAGGATTGAATGGTAGCGGTGCCGATGCCAACATTACCTGTATTATAATAGATGTTATTACCCGTCGTCACCCACTGTGAAGCAGCACCTCCTGCGGCGTTAATTGTTATATTCGGTGCAGTTCCTGTAAAGGTTACATTTGTTCCTGCCGTCAAGTTCGCAGAAATCGTAGGAGAAGCAGCCGCACTTATAGATATTCCAGTTCCTGCCGTCAAGTTCGTCGATATAACAGGAGATGCCGCAGCACTTATAGATATTCCATTACCTGCCGTCAAGTTTGTTGCGATAACAGGAGACGCCGCAGCACTTATAGATATTCCATTACCTGCCGTCAAGTTCGTCGATATCGAAGGAGACGTTGAAGCACTTCCAGTAGTTAGCGATATTCCATTCCCTGCTACTATCTTGTTTGATAAATTAAAGTAAGGGAGAGCACTTCCGCCTACAAAGTATCCCCCTGAGACATTAACGTCCCCAGTAATATTCAATTTATACGTTGTGGTTACTGTGTTTCCTATGGATACGTTGCCATTCGAATTATTGATAACCATTAAATCAGTACCACTTGCGTCGGAACTGTTGTTAAATCGAAGTAGCCTATTCGTAGCGTCATTCCCATTCATTACCATAGAACAACCATAACTACCTGCTACATTAAATGCGAAAATCACTTTACCTGTGGATAAATTTGCGATGCGATTGTATATTACAGAGTTCTGCGAAGTAGCGGTATTTGTAGGATTATGAACGTATAAACCAATAATCGTTCCAGGGGTATCTGGGTTTGTAGCGGTAGAACTACACGTCACCTGTAATTCGGCATTCGGGTTGTTCGTACCGATACCTACATTACCTTTGTAAAAAGACATTGCGGGTGTTGTCGAATCAACGTTGTTTGTTTTTTGGATAACATCATAACGGACGTCATTCACAGCAATTAACGTTTGTTGAAACCTCAATCCATTCGTGGTATCATAACGCATTGTTAAGATATCATTCGTTCCTGCTGTCGTGTTTGTAGCGGTATATGTTTTCGATAAGGTGTCTCCTGAGACATTTGCGTTGCCTTGAACTTGTAATTTGTTCGTACCTGTTCCAGGTATAGTGCCGATACCTACATTACCTGATTCGATTATCGAAAGATTAGGTGCTAATAGATTAGGGCTATTTAAGACATTAAAGACGCCTGTTGCGGTGTTCTCGATACGCCAGTCAGTTGCACCGTCTGCTGCTGTGCCATACCCTGTTACGCCTTGAATTAAATCGATATTACTGGAAGAACAAATAATCATATTATATTATATATTTATATTATAAAAATACGAGAAGAAGCGAAGAAGCGAAGAAGCGGGGTTGAAGGGGTGGGGATGTGTGGGTTGAGTGGAGTGGGGATGTGGAGGTTGAAGGGGTGGGGTGGAGGAGGGGAGGGAGGTGAAGTGAGGTTGAATGGATGGGATTGGGGAGGTTGAGGGGTGGAAGTGAGGTTGAATGGATGGGATTGGGGAGGTTGAGGGGTGGATGGAGTGGAAGCGAAGCGGGATGGGTGATTGAGGTGGAGGGAGCGAAGCAGTAGCAAAGTGAAGGTGGGTGACGACGGGTAATAACATCTATTATAATACTGGTAATGTTGGCATCGGCACCGCTACCATTCAATCCTCTTATAAACTTCAAGTTCAAGGTAATGCTTGGGTGGAAAATCAATTGGTTTTTAATAACTCTTTCAGAAATGACAGTGCTTTACCTGCTAACTATGCTTGTAATAAAATATCTCTATATGGAGGTTCTAATACACCTACAACAACATCATCACACGGATTTGGTGTCTCTTCGGGTTTTACAGACTATTACTCAGGAGGAGGTCATTTGTTCTATGTGGTAACAGCAGGAGGAACTACTTATGGAAATGAAGCGATGCGTATAGCCAGTAATGGTAATATCGGTATCGGCACTAATAATCCTACTAGTAAATTGCAAATAAACCATGATAATTCAACAACTTATGCTATGCGTATTTTTAATGCTAATAATTCATCAGGAAATAATAGTGTTATTTTTAATAGCATAGGTGGTGCATCAGCAGGTAAGGTAGTATATAGTTTAGATGTTAGTGGTAATTATGGTTATAGTATGTATATGAATGCTAATAGTAGTGCTTTAAGGTTTAATAATGGTGGTCTTGGAGATGGGACTGATGTAATGGTTTTAGCCAGTAATGGTAATATCGGTATCGGCACTAATAATCCTGGTTTTAGATTACATGTCGTAGGTACTACATGTTTAAATGGGACAATAAGTTATGGAATTGATACGTGGCACTCTGATGTATTAGGTAATAAAAAGATTTGGTATGGAGGCGAAGGACGAACATATATGCTCGGAGGTCAAAATGTTGCTGGTGCAACATGTTTTACATTTAGAAGGGGAGATGAAACAATAATCGCAGAGATGTATCATTCAGGAGCAATGTATATACTTGGAACTTTATCACAAGGTAGTGATAGCCGTATTAAAATGAATATTAAAGACATTGATGATAACGAAGCATTAAACTTAATATTAGCAATAGAACCTAAAACATACGAATACATTGATAAAGAAACAAGAGGTATCGAAACTGTTTATGGATTTATAGCACAGCAAGTTAAAGAAGTGATACCAAGAGCAATTCAAATTGTATCTGACTTTCTACCTAATATATATAAAATATGTGATTGTGAAGGTGATATTATATATTGTAGCATACCTGATAATGTATTAATAAATACAGAACTTAAATTAATTTATAATAAGAACGAAACGATATGTAAGATATTAGAAATAGGAAATGATTATATTAAAATAGATAAGGTTTTTGAAGTAGAGAAGGTCTTCGTGTATGGATACAATGTAGATAATTTTCATAGAATGTCAAAGGAATATATATACACGTTGAACGTCTGTGCTACTCAAATATTATCAAGAAAAATAGAAGCACAGAATGTAGTTATAAAGTCCTACGATGATAGGATAAAGGATTTAGAGATGAAGATGGAGAGGATGTTGAATAGTAATGCTACACAATAAAAAATAAATATAAAAGATACTTAAAATACATTAGAACTATTAGAACTATTCGAACTGCTCGTATTTTCTGGCGTCTCTTCGGGTTCGCTTGGCACAATAGTATCAATATCAACTTCCCCTTCACAAACTATTTTAACATAGGGTTCATCAGCATCATCCTCTACTGTGCCATCTTCTACTATATTAAGCATTTCTTCTAATTTCTTGATACGGTTGCTTTGTTTTTCTACAACTCTTATAAGTTGCTTTACAGCACCAAATAAAGTGAAATTAACCTGACTAACGTCTATCGATGCTAAATCAGGGACTTCTCGGTTATCATCGAGTTTTCTTTTACCTCTTGTAATAGATTTGGGATAGTATTGATTAACTTGTTGTGCTACGAACCCTAATTGTGTCCTATCTCTATGCGTACCATTACCAAAAGCATCTTTGTAATTAAATCTATATAAATTGATGTTCTTAACATTGTCATAGCATATATTAAGATTTGCTTTCTTAATATTCTCTTTGATACGATGGTCGGACGTTACATCCCAAGTAGTTCCATTATTCCCTTTAAAAACAGAACAAACACCCGTACCCGTATTTCTTCCTATTGTTATATTATTAAAACTAGTGTATCGCATTAATGAGGCGTATGCTTGTCCAAAATCATGCACCATAATTTCAGTATTATTTGAACATTCAAACATTAAACAAGCCATATTTGTGTTTTCACCAGCCGTCCCACCTCCGTAATCTTGATTCATATTTCCAATTACTAATGAACCTGATGCCATTAAATTATTTCTAATAATATATTGCTGTGTATCATCAGTCCCTTGTATTCCGACAATTCCATTCAACCTCGTAGTTCCATTAACATGTAATTTATAAATAGGATTATTAGTGCCGATACCGATATTACCATTACTGGCTATACTACTCCCTATCATCACGTAGTTCCACTCAACATCCTCTCCATCTTCGTCTCTAAATCCTTTATCCTATCATCCTGTGATTTTATAAGAAGGCTTTGGGCTTCTATCCTTCGATGTAGTTCCTGTGTAGCACAGACATTTAGAGTGAAGATGTAATCCTTATTGAGTGTATGGAAGTCATCTACAAATGTTCCATAAACAAAGATTTTAGTATCAGAATATTCGATATCTTTAATCCTGAAAGTTAAGTCATCTATAACCTCGATTACTTCTACAAGTAATTCTTTGTTATCTTTATCATAGCATTTAATTTTATCATCAACCTTAATAACTACTTTTGTAGGTTGAGATGGCAAGGTTATTACATTATTATTATAATCGGCTACTGAGTATATGTTTGGTATATAAGACTTATCTATTACTACTGCTTCTGGGATAACTTCTCTTATCTGCTGTGCTATAAAACCATAAACCTTAATATCTCCTTTTGTTACTTTATCTATATACTTATAAGTTTTAGGTTCTATGGATAATATACTTTGTAAAGCATTATCATCATTGATGTCTTGAAATTCTTCTTTAATACGTACATCACTACTTGAAAAAAAGGTAGTTGTACACCATACATCTCCATTAAACTTAGCACATGTATTAGCCCATGAAGCATTAGTACCTGTTCCAGAACCATTTAAGTAATAACCGTTAAAAGTACCTGAATTAGTACTACCAGCAACTTCTAAGCGATGAGAAGGATTATTAGTGCCGATACCGATATTACCATTACTGGCTATACGTAGTCTCTCTGTTCCTCCTGCTTGAAATATCATATTAGAAATAGTATTATCCTTGTATATACATGTATTATTATCATCTCCCAACTCTATTATAGCACCTGCACCACCTATTCTTATAGCACTTTGAACATGCAAATTCCTTTGAATGGTAGCGGTGCCGATGCCAACATTACCTGTATTATAATAGATGTTGCCTTTAACTTTCTATTACTTTGTATATCCTTTATAACCCCTGTGATGCTCGACGCATCTGCCGACTTTTAGGTTATTTTAGAGCATTTTTCTTACCATAATGATAAGCATATTCTTCTAAAAATCTTAATAAATCGGCGGATGCGTTTAGCATCCCAAGTATTACTTAGAATACATTTATAAAAATAAAAAAACTCTAAATATCCCCTAAATATATCCAGTGATGCTCGACGCCGCTTCGCAACTTCGTGGCTTCGCATCTGCCGACTTTTAGGTTATTTTAGAGCATTTTTCTTACCATAATGATAAGCATATTCTTCTAATAAATCTTAATAAATTGACAGGTACGAAGTCGCGAAGTCGCGAAGCCACGAAGTCGCGTTGAGCATCCCAAGTATTACTTAGCATATACATTTTTTAAACTATTAATTCTAAACATCCTCTAAATAATCCAAGTGATGCTCGTCGCCACTTCGCGGCGACTTAGCATATTCTCATAAATCCTTTTATATTTTCTTCAAATACTGGGTATATACGTAGTATATACCCACTTTATCCATTCATACATTTAAAAAGCATTCATTATCCATTCACTTTTCAATCAATACCCTTTCCAACTTCTCTTCCAATTCTTTTATCTTTTTATCCTGCAACTCAATTTTTCGATACAGTTCTTGTGTCGCGCAGACATTTAGCGTATATATCGAGTCTTTCGTTAATATATGGAAGTCATCCACCTCGTATCCATATACAAATACCTCGCCAATCCCTTTATCTTCCGTGTCAATCACGAAATATTCCTTCTTCACCTCAACAATCGTAAAGTTATATCCACCTCCATTTTTAAACCGAATATTTATTTTTCTCGGCAAATCCCCATACCCTGTTAAATCCAGATATACCCGATTCTTATCCCGAACCGCCCGTTTCATCACGTTCGGCAATATATCCTTCATCGTCTCCGTCGCATCTGGTATCACATCCTTGATTTGTTGTGCGATAAAACCATACACCCGATGCTCTCGTTGCTCTCGTTGCTCTCGTTGCTCCCGTTGCTCCCGAGCATCGTAATGCTCCCTCCCATCCCTCCCATCCCCGCTACGCCCATCATCAATATATCGATATGTTTTCGGCTCAACTGCCAATATCATACGCAACGCATCGGAAACATCAATATCCTCCACGTCCTTCTTGATACGATTATCGCTGTCGGATATTTGCGACCCCGACGTCCGAAAGTCCCCATTGTTAAATATCGTCGCAACCGCCATTCCGCTCGAATTGTTAAAGCGAGTATCCCCATTACTCAACACCACGAACCTGTCGCTATCGCTATTGAATATCGACGACTTCACCTTGAAATCCCCGCCATAATTCCCAATCTTATAATTCATATTCCCCGACACAATCGAAGCCCCCTTGATGAATTGTATCTCACTATTGCCTTCACGGTTTTTCTGCCGATACCTGATAATCACCACCCCCGTCCCTCCATTACCACCTGTGCTACTGCCACCTCCTCCGCCACCTCCCGTGCTTCCCGACCCACCAACTCCCGTCGATGACGCACCCGTCCCTCCATTACCACCTCCACCTAACCCCCCACCTCCGCCCGTCCCAACCCCAAATGCCATACCGCCACCGCCACCACCAAACAAACCAGAAGCCCCGACAGTCGTTCCAAATATAGAACTCAAATCTACACCTACTCCACCAGCCCCTGAGACATTCGTCTGATATATGCCCGTTCCGCCAATATACCCCGCACCACCACCGCCACCGCCATAATGATTTTCGGCAATACCACCAGACGGTTTGTATGAACCGATGCCTCCGCTGTTGCCAAACGAACGCCAACTGTTCGGATACGTTCTCTTAATCGATATCCCGCCGAGCGAAGCGGGACCGCTATTCCCCGAACTACTGCCTCCACCCGAACCCCCGTTATTACCAACGACCGTCACAGTATTGCGAGACCCGCCACCACCTCCGCCTTCGGCTACAAATGTATTCCCCAGTATCGTTATTGATGACGCAAACCCATTCTGTCCGTTCGTGGCAACCGCAGACGACCCCGTCCCGCCTCTTCCTACATTCATTGATACCACAGTTCCCGCAGGTATATTATAATTCACTGTTAATAAAACCTGTCCGCCACCGCCTCCACCACCAAAACAACCACCCGCACCGCCACCACCGACTACCAGAATATCGACGTTGATGTCTTCACCGCACGTGAAATTATATTGCGTTTGCCCCGTTAATTCCGCACTATCACTGGAATACCCAAAACTGATGACTTTGTCGAACGAGCCGATTGTGAATAGCGTTGTGACGGAGGTTGCGGGGGATACCGCCGTAGGCGAAATATTCACAGGTTGTATCAACGTGGGTATCGAGGTGTTGTCTTGTAATGTCAAAATCGCATTGGAACTGTTGTCGAATAAATGAAGTTTGCTTACGGCTACGCTTGTGCCAACCCCGACATTTGCCGAACTCTGGATGATAAAGGACGTCCTGTCGATATTCGACGTTGATGTTTTGATTTGAAAGTTGCCGTTGTAATTGCCGATTTTGTAATTACTTGCCCCTGCTTCTATCGTATTCCCAATCACAAACTGCATCTCGGGCGTCCCGTTCAACGTTATCAAGGGGCGATATCGTATCACGATGATACCCGAACCCCCGTTGCCTCCGTTCGACTGAAACGCAGAACTTCCACCACCACCGCCCGAACCCGAACCAGCAGCGGCATTCATACCCGACGCAACAGAAATCGCATTTCCACCGACTGTCCCTGATGCGCTACCCGTTCCCGCACCACCTCCGCCATTTCCGCCGTTTCCTGCTCTCGTCCCGTTCGCACCACCGCCACCACCCGCACCCCAGAATAACGCAGCCCCAGTTATATTCAACTGAATACCCGCACCACCCGCACCGCCAGTATCACTCGCAACAAGGTTCGATATCGTTCCGTTATAACCGACCGCCCCCGCACCTCCGCCACCTCCCGATTGAAACGTGCCTGTATTTAATATACCAGTCCCGCCGACATTTCCGAATAAAAACGAGGTTGCCAAGATAGCCCCCTTTGAAGATGAGGTTGATTTCGCACCACCAGCACCCACCACCCCCGTCCTGCTCGATTTACCGCCACCACCGCTACCACCCGCATTTCCGTCTGCGATACCTTGAACCCCCGTTGTATCCACTGCGATATTCTTCGCACCTCCGCCACCCGCACATACCGCATTAAAACCCTCGGTGTTATAGCCGTTCTGCCCTGTTCCGTTGCCTCCGTTGCCTACTTTGAGCGTATAGCCCCCTGCTGGTATGATTATATTCGAACCATATAGCACAGCACCTCCGCCACCTCCGCCACCAAAATCGCCTCCGCCTCCTCCGCCGCCTCCGACCATTAGCACGTCATAACTGTAATTTTCGGGCAATGTGATATCGTATTGCGTTTGCCCCGTTCCAGTGTTGTCGCTCGTATATGTGAAAACCATATATCTATCAATCGTCCCTTCAATAACCGCAGGGGATACGCTTGGGACGGATAGAATATCCGAGATGTTCGATGAAAAAACATTGGATGTATTCGATTCCTGAATTATGATTTTCGAACTCGCGTTCCTATTAACCACTGAGTTATTACTACTATAAATATGTAAATTATGTAAAGGACGCTCTGTGCCTATCCCGACGTTCCCCGCATTGTAAAAGATTGTCGGCTTCGCTATATCCGCAGGATTCGCCGTAGTCTCCCATTGACTGCGAACAATCGCGATAGCGTGTAGCCTCTCCGTATAATTGCTTCCCCACGCACCAACCCTATCCGTATAATTGCTTCCCCATACGCCAACCCTATCCCTCGCATAATTGCTTCCGAACCCCACTTCCAGCACCACCCGATTCACCAAGAGATTACTTGCCGTCATCACATAATTACTCATATTCCCATCCATCCGCACAAGATAATTGCTCCCGAAACCCACTTCGTCCATCACCCGACGCACCAAGAGATTACTTGCCGTCATCACATAATTACTCATATTCCCATCCATACGCACCAGATAATTGCTACCGAAGCCCGTTTCCAAAACTACCCTACTCACCAAGAGATTACTCGCCGTCATCACATAATTACTCATATTCGTATCCATCCGCACCACATAATTGCTTCCGAACCCCACTTCACCCACCACCCTATTCACCAAAAGATTACTCGTCGTCATCACATAATTACTCATATTCCCATCCATCCTCAACAAATAATTGCTTCCAAACCCTACCTCGTCCATCACCCGACGCACCAAAAGATTACTCGCAGTCATTATATAATTACTCATATTCCCATCCATCCTCAACAAATAATTGCTTCCAAACCCAACCTCGTCCATCACCCGACGCACCAAAAGATTACTCGCAGTCATCACATAATTACTCATATTCCCATCCAACCGACGCACATAATTGCTACCAAAGCCCACCTCAGTAATAATTCTATCAACAAGAAGATTACTCGCAGTCATTATATAATTACTGGCGTTCGTATCTGCCCGACGCACATAATTGCTACCGAAGCCCACCTCAGTAATAATCCTATCCACCAAAAGATTACTCGCCGTCATTATATAATTACTGGCGTTCGTATCCAACCGACGCAAATAATTGCTTCCAAACCCAACCTCAGTAATAATCCTATCCACCAAAAGATTACTCGTCGTCATTATATAATTACTGGCGTTCGTATCCAACCGCACCACATAATTGCTTCCAAACCGCACCTCATCCAGCACCCGACGCACCAAGAGATTACTGGCAGTCATCACATAATTACTCATATTCCCATCCATCCGCACAAGGTAATTGCTTCCATAGCCGACTTCTTCCAATACTCGATTTACGAGGAGATTGCTCGACGCAAAAGTATAGTTGCTACTGCGCAAGGTTTCCATCACGATACGATTTATCAAAGCGTTGCTCGTGCTATCAATACGAGCGGCTAATTCGTTGCTCGTTCGAAACGTGTAATTGCTTCCGTATCGTATCTCTTCCAACACTCTATTTACCAGACGATTGCTTGTGTCTGAGACATTTAATATGACGTCGCTCGTTGTGCCAGAAAGCCCTGCTAAGGTTGTGCGTAAGGTCGAAACGCCGTCAATGGGGATTTCGGTGATAAACGTTCCTTTGCCTTCGAACCCTTCGCCAGTGGATATGATACGCCCTGATGCCTTCATAATCCCAGCGACTTCGAGGGGGGCGCTTGGCGAACCTAAGCCGATGCCGACATTACCGCTATCCATCACTATCATTCGGTTTAAACTTTTCGTCCGAAATACGATATTGCTGGTGTCGGATAGTAATATCGAATTGGTCGATGTTAAGTCGAAATCAATATTACTATTATTAAGAGTAATCATTATTATATTATGTATATATAAAAAAAAGTATAATTTGGCTACGGCGGTAGCCATATTAATTCAATGCCTCCACATAGACTGCGTCGGTTAATCCGGGGTTCGCCAGATTATTTAAATCCCGAACCTTGTCGATGGTTATATAGTTGGCTTCGTTGCCACGCCCGAATATCGATATGAAGGTTCTGTTTGGCAACAACTGCGGGTTGCCTACTGGCAGTAGCCCCTTGTAGTCTATGCCTTTGATGGCTTTCGTCAAAGCGTTCAGGTTTGCGATACGAGTGCTTCCCGCAATCTCGTTTGTCAATCTCTCGCCTTCGCCGTCAATCTTGGCTTGTTCCGCATTGCGACGACTTGTGAGAATGCGGATGCCGAAATAATCGATGCTGTCCGTGTCGAGATAGGTTGCCAAGTTCTGGAAACTTACGTAATCCTTGTTGGTATAACCTATCGTCGAGAAGACGTTCCGCACGGTCGAGGATTTATACCCCGTATTTGCATTCACCCCGCTAAATAAAAACGTATTCATTGGCGTATTTATGTTGTTGATGGCATTCGGACTGAATAAGGTATCGTTGTTCGCTGAACTCAATGACACGGTCGTCGTATCCACTTTAACCTCGCTGGGGTTTGGCGTATTATTAAATAATTGGGCGGCTTCGCTACCCGTTAAAGCCTTGTCAAAAATCATAAAATCGCTGATATCCATATTGTAGTTATGATGCTGTTCGCCCCACGTCGCCAACTGCCCGATGTATAATTTGCCTTGTCCGTTATACAAGGCTCTATCTCGGTCTTCTGCGATTAAAGCACCGTTTCGATACATTCTTCTACCGCAACTCGCTCGGTTGAGTGCGACATCCACGACGAATACCATATGAACCCATTGATTGGCGTCTTCGGGGTAGGCACGTCCGCCCGACGAATTGTGTTCGAGGTCATTTCCCCAAAAGCCCAATACATATTGCCCGTTGCCTCGGTGTCCGATGTGTAAATAGCCATTGCCGTAATACCGATATTCGTCCCAATATTGCTTTCCTTGGCAAATGAAATAGCAATGGTCGTTGCTCTTTGTTCGCATCCACACGGAGATACTGAACGACTTTCCTGCCAAATCGATATTGTTGATTGTTTTAAATGCCCCGTAGTTCGTATTCACATAACCCTTTTCTTGAAATGTATCGTCGGGGTAATTCGGTTGCCGGTTCTTTGTTTCTACCAAGTGATACTTGGGAAGCGTGGTGCTTGGATTGATGTCTTCGATACTGCCGTCGAAACGATACCAAGCGATTAGATTGGCGGGGGTCGAACCCTCCAAACTCTCGGGGGCGGTTGCCAAATATCGATAATATAGTTTGAACTCCTCGTTTCTATTGCTCGTCGTATTGTTGATATAATAGTAGGAATAGGCGAGTTTATAGAACTTGTTTGTAGGTATCTGTATGTATTGCCTTAAATAGGAAGGGCGATACCGATTATTATAGAGATTGTATTTGAATACCTTCTTACAGTTGTATTGCGCCCCAGAGAGGTTGCTCTCGTCATAGATTACGAGTTCCGCATATACGATGTTCGGGTTCGCCCTTCCCATATTCCCGAGGTCTGCTCTGAACCTATAAAAGCCCTTTTGTAAATATACAAAGGACGTTAAGATGTTCGACTGGATACGTAGCGGAGGCATCTCAATCGTAGATACGGGGGCTTCGTTGTAATACCCTTCGAAGGAGTTTGTAATCGCCATAATCTGTATTTTCCTCTTAATTCTCAAAATAACGACACCTGAACCGCCGTCTCCGCCCTTGGCGTGAAAGTCGCTCCACCAATACCACCACCAGCGCCCACCACCGCCTCCGCCGCCCGTATTCGCCTTACCGTCCATCGCATTATAACCAACATCCACCCAATCCATACCGCCGTTGCCGCCGCCACCGAATAACCCGTCGCCGCCGTTTCCATATCCTGCCCTTCCTGCGTTATAGTAGGTATTGCCACCACCACCACCTGCGAAAAACCCCATATCGCCTACATTTTTCCCGAACGTGCCAGATAAATCTATTCCTCGTCCGCCATTGCCACCGCCTGTGTCGTATGAGAAATCGCCACCGCTACTCATCGCACCACCGCCACCACCTGATGCGTGAGAAGGCTCACCAGAATAATAACAACCTTGATTATTGCTATTACAACGCATCCACGATGGTTTCCCTTTTCCTCCTGCGTTTCCATATGATTCCCATCCACTATACGAGTTTTTATTACTTTTACCGCCCATACCTTGATAGGCTGGTTCGTTCGAATGCGAACCGCCACCGCCGCTACCTCCGTCGAAGCCTTTGCGTCCCCAAGCCCTCCCATCTCGTGTAGCACCGCCACCTCCACCTTTCGCTTCAATCCTTGTGCCATTCACATCGGCAGAACTGAATATCCCGTTTATCGTTCCCTCGCCCGTATCATAACTCCTGTTATACCCAGGTGGCACACCTTTTCCTCCTTTTCCTACGGTTGCTGTAAAAGTTCCTCTGACTTTCACGTCTTTGCGAAATAATACTTGTCCGCCTCCACCGCCGCCACCGAAATGCCCTCCGCCACCACCTCCGCCTACTACTAATATCTCGCATTCGTATTCTTCCCCTTCTGGGATTGTGAATTGATACACTCTTGTGTCGTTCCCCGTATTATTCTTAAATACCATACAGATATCGGAGTTATCCATAAAAATCACTTCCGCCCCCTGAGGGATGACGATGTTATTTAGGCGATTATTTTTATACCCCGAGGCATAATCGAATATTCGGCGCCCATTACGATTATATAAGTTCAATACATTTACAAACGTGTTCTCAGGGACAACGAAATTATTTTTTTCTTTGTATTTTGCGGTCATATCGGCATTTATCGAGTTTATCGTCGCATTATATCCGTTTTTGCGGTTTTCCGAAGCATTCTTCAACGACGCAATTTCGGTTTGACGCCGTCCTTCTAAGTCGTCTAAAATCTGCTTCTTATAGTCGATATAACTGCCACCCGCATTTTTCCCTTTGTAAGAGCCTTTGTTTGTTATGAGGGACGTGTCGATGCCTTCGACTACTCGCTCCTTCGCAGCATTCCTTGCTACCGCACCAAATCGTAAGAAGTCTGTAATACTCAAATTAACGGGATACATCGCATAATTTTTTATTTGCGAGTTGATACACAGGTTTGCGACATAAGTGAATTTAAATACATTCATATTGGCGTTAATCGCCGCTTCGTTGATAAAGATTTGTAATTTGTCATTTGCGTCGAAGCGAAGCCCGTGCGACCCTAAAATCGCAAAGTCATTTATGGCTACTGTATCTATCCTATTAAACCCCGATTGGTCGTCCTTCAATGATAATTTATCGATGGAGGTAATTACACGGTTATCGCCGCTACCGCTCAATATAAACTTGTAGAACGTCTTGCCATTTAGCACTTGTATCCTGTTATACTTTACAGAGCAAATGCTATCAATCACGTTATTCAAGTTGTCTTGGGGAACTCCGCTATTCATAAACTGTATCGAAGTGTATTTTTTGCCACCGAATATATTGGTGTCGATTTCGGTATTATCATTTTCGCCCTTTGAGTCGAACTTCACAAGTCTGTTTTCTTTGTATTCGAACCTCCTCGCTCCGCCCTTCCCTGCGTTGTCGAACTCCTTGAAGCACTTGCTTGTGAAATGGGCGTTGATTAGTTCGTTTGTATTCGAAGCATTGGGTTTGTATTTTTTGATAGGATACGTGAGGGTATTCTCGTTATTGTCGGTGTAGGTATCGAACTCTTTCCAGCCGTTAAATGTATAACTACACGTCTTCGTCGAACTCTCGGCTTGTTCGTCGCAACTCTTTATATCGTCGGTAAAATATACTTTACAATCTCGCATTTTGTATATATCCGTGGTTCGTGGCGGGGGCGGTCTTGCGGTTGTAATGGATACGCCAGAAGCACCAACCGCTCCAACACCTGCTGTCTGCGTGGGGTCACGGATTAACTCATAATTCGCACCTGGGTATTTGTCTTCGGGGAAGGTGCTGCGGTTTCCTTGGTCGGTTGCTCGTTTAAACTCGAGCGTTGTTGTGTCGATGTTGCCTGTCGTATTGATATATTTCTCGGTTATCTCGTTGTGCCTTCCTTGTAAATAAAACATAACGACGACAACCAGAATGAAAGCCATAAATAGCAAACCAAAGAATTGCATATAGGCATTATAGCCATTCAAGGAACATTTTGGAATCATTCTATAAATTTTATTCTTCTCCTATTATTATTTATTATATATTATTATAATGGTTAAAATACATATAGGGTAGGGTGGTTTGGATTGGGTTGGATGGTTGGATGAAATGTATATTATACACGAAGTTGCTTCGCATATATAGAGTATGAACTTGTTATCATAACAATAAATAATGTTATTATAAAAACAGATATAATGAATACATAATAAATACTATAATATTCCAAAGTATATGCTTAATAATACTTGCGATGCTCGACGCATCTGCCGACTTTTATACGTGATATTTACGAAATATGCTTACCATAATGATAAGAAAATTGCGTATAAAATGTGTATAAAAGTCGGCAGATGCGTCGAGCATCGCTGGATATATTTAGGTTATACTCTAATGATATAAGGATATCTAAAAATAATATCTAACTACATATTTTTGATATCAATAGTGATAATACGGTTTTGTATATATTCTCTATTTTTCTTATTAATTTTGTGTTATTTTTATTATACCGTAGACTTTACATAATGCTATAACTACAATCATAAATATTTTGTCTAATACCATCTTATCCTTACTGTGGTCATCTTTCACAGGGTAATTATCATCAAGACCTATCAAATATTCTTGTAGTTTAGTGTCATCTGGATACGTTGCATTATTTGCGTTATTGCCTATTCTGTTATCGTATATATGAAGAATTAAATCGTTAATATCACCATTCCATTTTTGTGCGATTTCAGTATTTAATTCAGCAGTAGTCGTATTATCTCTTATAATGCGAGATTTATCTACTTTGAATAGTTGGGTCATTATTCTTTTCCTATTTTTACCTACAAACTGAATTATTTGTATTCTAATATTTTCTACATCATTAATTTTCAGCCCACCCGTCATCTTATTTCCCTTCTTAGCCTTAGGAGCATCACGAATGATTAACATAATTAGTTTATGTAGATTGAACTTAGTTCCAACATTGGATTTCTTCGCAACAGGCTTCTTAACGCCATCAGCCTTCTTAACAACAGCAACAGGCTTAGCAACCTTCTTCCCATCAGCCTTCTTAACGCCATCAGCCTTCTTAACGCCATCAGCCTTCTTAACGCCATCAGCCTTCTTAACGCCATCAGCCTTCTTAACCGCCGCTTTCGCTACCGTCTTTCCAGCCATCTCTTATTCTATTATCTATTATATACGAACATAATTTAAAATTTTGAAGCAATTATACTTGTCAGTATCCATATAAATAAGGTGAATAAAGATAACGCCTTGGATAACTTCGTGCGTTCCTCTAATGACAAGAGTTTAACTTCGTCTTCGTCGTCTTCGTTTAGCATATCCCTTGCCTTTGTATTCTTGATATTCAGTATGATAGGGATGATGATAATCAATAGTATTAACAGTGAGTGTATGACTAACCGTGAAATCCCATTTGTTCCCATATAAAAGTAATAAAATACGGAGCGAATATAGATTGCCAAGTTATTCACATCGATGTAATCGATAGTATAATTGTTATCGATATTGATAAACAACACAATGAACCAAAAGAGCAGGATGTATATGACACCATAATATATAAATCCTTCATAGAATGTCTTCACCATATTACTATCAATCCCTCGTTGTATTATCGAAATCGATATATATCGTAGAAAGAACGTTGTAATAATGAAGACGAGCCTGTCTTCGAACTTTATCTCAAATGCTTCAATGGGATTATTGATGTCGTTCTCGAAATTATTAAGCCTCTTTGACATATCGTCAGCATTCCCTCCTTTCCAGCCACCAGACTGTTGATAGTTATATTTATCAATCTCAGCATCCATTTTGGCGATTGCCCCAGGTTTTGCACGGAACTTGTTTCGAACTTGCTCGGCGTGATATTCTCTTATCGCCTTTAAATCATCTTCCTTCACCTCGTTAAAGAGACCAGGGTATAAATAATTACCTTTAACATATTCTTCGTCGATACGTCTCTTAACCTTGACAGGCTTGATTTCGGCTTCCGCTTCGCTTTCATCTTGCTCTTCCACTTCGGGTTCTTCTTCGGCAGGTTCGGGTTCTTCTTCGATTATGACTGATAATGGCTGTGGTATCGGAGGGTCTTTAATTTGCTTGGCTACATCAATTGCTACCCCGACGCTATCGTCAGAAGCATTTTTGATTTCTTCAAGTTCTTTTTCTTCCTCCTCTTGTTTTTCAATAGTATCTGCGATAGCATTCCCTACATCGATTGCTACCTCTACGCTATTGTCAGAAGCATTTTTGATATCTTGAAGTTCTTTTTCTTCCTCCTCTTGCTTGTCAATCGTATCTGCGATAGCATTCCCTACATCAATTGCTACCTCTACGCTATTGTCAGAAGCCTTTTTGATATCTTCAAGTTCTTTTTCTTCCTCCTCTTGCTTGTCAATCGTATCTGCGATAGCATTCCCTACATTTATTGCTACCTCTACGCTATTGTCAGAAGCCTTTTTGATTTCTTCAAGTTCTTTTTCTTCCTCCTCTTGCTTGTCAATCATATCAGAGATAGCATTCCCTACATCAATTGCTACCTCTACGCTATCGTCAGAAGCCTTTTTGATTTCTTCAAGTTCTTTTTCTTCCTCCTCTTGCTTGTCAATATTTGAGGCTATTGCTTTCCCTACATTTATTGCTACCCCTACGCTGTCGTCTGATACACCTTTGATATCTTGAAGTTCTCTTTCTTCCTTTTCTTGTTTTTCAATCGTATCAGAGATAGCATTTCCTACATTTATTGCTACCCCTACGCTGTCGTCTGCTACTTCTTTGATTTCTTGAAGTTCTTGCCGCTCTATTTCTTCATTGTCAATAGCGTCAGTGATAGCGTTTCCTACTCCAATTGCTACCCCTACGCTGTCGTCTGCTACTCTCTTACTATCTTCGAGTTCTCGAAGTTCTCTTTCTTCCTTTTCTTGCTTGTCGATAGCCTCATTGATAGCGTTCCCTACTCCGATTGCTACACCTACACTGTCGTCTGCTACTCCTTTGATTTCTTGAAGTTCTTCAAGTTCTTCAAGTTCTTCAAGTTCTTCAAGTATTTTAATATTTCTAATTAATCCATTAATAATTATTATCTTTTCCGGGGTAATATCATTTAATAACCTATTAATTTCATCTAATACCTTCCTTGCTTCTTCATTTTGTGAAATAGCATATTTTGCTGTTGATATAGCCTCATTTAATCTTCTGTTTATGGCATCAGTAGTATTTAATTTTCCTAATTTATCTACACCATCAACATTAATATATGCTTGTTGTTTAGCAATTCGTACTGATGAAATTGCTTTATCAATTAATACAGTTAATTTGGTATTTTTATCATTGATATCTTTTATTTTTTTTTTCAATTCTTTTCTTTGTTCTATTCTATCATCTTGTTCCTTTTTAGTATCATAAGCAATGTCACGGTATTCAATATCTTTGCTTTTAATCCTTGCTTCATATCGGTCATATCTTTCTTCCTCTTCTTTAAGATAGTCTTCAACTATTCTTATTTTAGTATCTATTAAATTACTTAATTTATCTATATCTCCCTTAGTTTTTTGAGTTAAATCGAATGCTCCCATTGCTTTTTCTCTTGCTTTATTAAGCAGGTCTATTGCTTCTTTTTTCTTTTTCTGTGCGTCCTGTGCTACCTCTTTTATATCTTCGATTAATACAATATACGCCTCTATTTTATCAGAGTCATTATCATTTGTGGTATCGTTGCCATACGCTTCTTTATATCCTTCTATTAAACGGTAAATCTTTTCGTTTGCCTCATTGTATATTAAAGCCAATATACCAGTATCGTCATCTACAACAAATGTCTCTCTATTCATAAACTCGGCATCTAAACAGCATCTCTTTATTTCCGCAAATGTTAATTCTTTAATTTTTATTTTATTATCTACGATGCCTTTCAATGTAGCATATATAGATAATATACCACCATTTTTGTATCCCGCCGTATTTAAGTTTCTTATAATTAATTCCATAACTTGTGAATAGGTCATATTCAAGGGGTCTTTGTTCTTAATAGTGTAGATATATTCAAGGCTACCCTCATCGCCTTTGCTTAGTGTTTTAGTTCTATTATATGGAACTGATAAGAAAATGCGAGGGGTATATAAAAACGCCTTATATATATCTACTAATCTCCTTTCTATTTCAATCACCGTATTAATAATACCGTTCATAGCATTTTTGCCTACACTTTTATTTGCTTCTAATAATAAATTAACTTGGTGGTCTATTACTTTTTTTAATTCTTTGGTAAGCAAATTTAATGCGTCTTCGTGTTTTCCATCGATATAATCTACTCGGCATTTATTACATTTTTGATTATACGATTTAATTAAAGCAAGATACTTGCTAAGTTTATCCTTGTATTCTGTCGTTAATTCGTCTATTCTTTTCTTAAAGTTTATTTCAATATATTTACAGAAACAACAAAATAACAATTCGTTAAATGTATATACAGCAGAACGAAGTGCTTCATCCACACCTTCCATCTTCTTCTTTGCTGCTTCATAATTCTTCTTTGTGTCTTCCATCTTCTTCTTTGCGTCTTCCATTTTATTCTTTGCGTCTTCCTTAGCATTTGCGTCTTTCTTATTCAAAAGTTCTAAATATATTCCATTTGCTTCTATATGTCCTAATCTTGCTTTTAAATATTCTAATTTAGCGGGGGTGTATTCTGCTTTTGTGGTTTCATATGCTTTGAATGAAGATACATAACCCTGATATGCTTTATTATAGTATTCACTTAGTTCATTATATTTTTGTAATGCTGTTTCGTTTTTATACTCTTCTTCGGCTTCGGCTTTGCCTTTTACTGCTATGCTATTATTATAATCCTTACACTGTAATAAATAGTGATGTTCATATTCAAGTATATTATTCATTAAATCGAATAAATGAGTTCCTTCTTTAAATATACCAATGATATCCTTGTTTAATACAGTATATTGGTCGTTTGTCTGTGGTGCGACCATATCAATATTACTAAACTTTATATATCGGTTATTAAAGATAAACCTGATTTTCACATCACAAGACGACGTATCGTATTTCAATATAATATAATAATATATGACATTATTAATCAGATATATCATAAATGCCTTCCTTATTTTCAAGTCATCATTGTCATCATTGATTTTGTCGCTCACAGATTTCGTCTTAAAATATTTATTAACATATTCTTTAACTTTAACATCGGTTGATGTCGATATATTTGGATTTATGTTATGTATAATCTTGTTTATAAAAGAATAATATGTAGATAAATCACTATTTAGCAATGCTTTAACCCCATCGATTTCCACAATTATTTTTAATTTATCTGTATTGGGTTCGTTACCCGTTGTTCCATATAGTTGTTTATTTAAATCAGTTTCTGATGTAAGTTCCATACCAAGGGTATTACCTAATATACGTGAAAGCAGACTGTCTATCGTCTTGTCGATATCTGATTCTTTCTTTGCCTTTTCTTTCTCTGCATTTTTTATAATTGCGTTAGCATTTTTAATTTCACTTAAATCACCTCTATATTTATTTTCAAACGAACTTAATTCCTCCCTGACTGTTGAATTCTTTGGCATACTTAAATACAAATCATATTTTGTTATTAATTCTCTTTTATCTTCTATTAACCTTTCTGCCTCTACTAATTCAGGAGACTTCGCATCGGTTATTTTTTCATTATAAAGTTTGTTTATTTCTATTATAAGGGGTATTGCTTTAAAAGCGTCTTCTTTTTCACCAAGCACTAACGAACTCCTATACTCATATATCTTATGAACGAATAATAAAAAACATAACTTATATTCTTTAAGAAACTCATCTTTTTTATCTTTACCTGTACCTCGCAGTATCTTCCCTATCTTTTCGCACAATATATATAGGTATTTTTTCAGATTTTTTAGTTCCTCCGCATCCATATATATTATCTTCTTAATAATACTAACTAATAAATAAATACTTATTTATTTATCATCGCACAGCAACTATTATAAACATAACGATGACAATGACACTTGTTAGGATACCGATAATCGCAGGAGTTTCTCTCTTACTTACTTTGCTCCCAATGTTATACACGGCTTCGATAACAGTCTTCTGTATCGACACGTTAAGCAGAAACGATATTGCGAATATCGCCACGCACATCAAGGTATAGAAGGTGATGATAAGAATATAATAGGTTGCTATCTTGCTCTTCACTATATTCAACTGGTCTTTGAAATTCGTATATAATGTATAGATTTTTCCGTCAGGAGGGGTGTCCGTATTGTTGATTAAGCCTACCAAATAGAACTTCTGGTAATTATCGGCGACACCTTTGCGTCCCAGCAATTCAAAGTATTCGTCAAGGTAGTTTATGTATTCTCTGGCATATTGTCGTGGGTCGCCGCCGCTCCTGCGATTGTTCTGGTATATAAGGAAGATGGACGCAATGTCGATATCGACAACATTCTTCGTTTCGCCAAGAGCCGCCTCGTATTTTTTGAAATCTGCTTCCTTATATGCTACTGCTACGTCGCTATAAATCTTCTGCTGTATGTCTTCTTTAATCGCTAACAAATCTGTTTTTTTATAACTGATGATATTCTTGTTGTCCTTCTTATACACATCGAGGATACTATCGAATACGTTCGCATTACTTGCGATTTGTGTATAATAGGCGGATATGAAGATAACATAGAATACGATATACGGTATGATTGTCATAAAGTTCATCTTATTTTTCAAAAAATCATTACAATACACTTTGAACCTCTCTCGTTCCTGCATAGTATCCTTGTCGTCGCTATTGTTATACCTTATGGCGACTGCGTGGATTAGTAATAAACCGATAGAACCCCCGATAATACTAACAATCGCTATAAATAACTTGGAGTTCTTGCTTAGTATGAAGTCGTCGAGAAACATAAAGTTGTTTGCTTTCAAATACTCGAATATCGGGACGTCTTTCAGTTTTTTATACCCTGATGCTATCGCCTGTGTCTTGTGAAAATTAACAGACGCATTTACGAATAGCAGAGTTGCGAGTGCGAACAATAGATATGCCATAAATATCAAAAGCATTACCAAGAGTTTAAATGTTTCCACTCTAAATATTTTTATAATGGTCTCCCATAGTCTCTTGGCATAATCCTTTGTTTTTGCCAATAAAGCCGCTCCCGCAGGATTACTAATCGCGGCAGCCGTCGTTAAGTTCGATATTGCTCCTTTTCCTTTCATAGCATTAAAAGCGTTCATAGCATTCATCTAATTCCTTTTCTTTTTATTTTATACAAATATATATATAAATAGAAGAACCTTATTAAGAAACAGATACGCACAATGATGATAGAGTATAGCATTGAAGGATTAAAAAACTATTATAGCACCCGTGGCGACCGCTTCGACCGCTTCGGCTGCGACATTGACACAGATGCTACGATATCGTCAGATTATACAGCAGATGATATAAAGAATATACATCGGTTAGAGGATAGTCTTTCGGATATGATAGATAACGGGCATACACAGAACAACATCTATCATCTCTTTCCGACGGTCGTGTTCTTCGCATTTGCGTCGTTCTTACTTGGTATGTTTCAATAAACCGTTGCCCTGATGCCCTTATTTTTATTTTCTTTTTAACAAAAACTTATTTAAAACAACTTCTTTTTATAAGGATAAGGATGGCGAATAGTATAACACCAGGCGGGACATCGAGAAGTCTTTTTGGCGTAGCGACGGGTGATATCGTTACGGGTGGGAATATCATCGGGGCGTCATTTACAGGCGCAGGAAATAATATCACGAACCTCAGTGCCAACAATATAACTTCGGGGAAACTTGTGGTAGCGAGAGGCGGAACAGGAAGTGGCAGTTTTATAAACAACGCCATCGTGTTTAATCGCAACAATCAACTGGTGAGCGACAACAATTTATCGTGGGAAAACAACATTCTCACAATCAATAACCGAGATTTTCTAAGCGATACGAGCAATTACATCAGTAGCGAAGCGAATAAATTGGACGAACGCATATCGAATACCGATAGCATAATTTCGGAAATTATCACGACGAACTTGAATGATACGAATGCAAATGTCAGCAATTACATCGTATCCACGAGCAATATCTTAATCGAGTATATAAAGACGGAACAGGCGAATAACCTCATCTATCCGGCGACTACGAGAACGCTTGGAGGCGTGAAGATAGGCAGTGGCATTTATGTGAATGAAACGGGCGTTATCAGTTTGACGCCCGAAATCATCTATATCGTTCCGCCAGTCGTCGATAATAATGTATTGAATTACACGTCCGTTCCAAGCACCGATTACAATGTTTATAAGTTTATTTATAATCCCTCGATAGGCACTACGTTTGACAGAGGAAACGCAAACAATATGATATTGCCCGTATGGTGTAAATTTACGGAAGATAGCAACAATCTATCGATGGGCTACGACAGCATAATCACGAGCAACATCAACAATAGCAATGTCCCCGTCGTCATAAACGACGGTATTCGTAGGATAAAGAATAGCGGATATATGAGGGATATCTTGACAAACTTAGAATTATATGGAGATACGAATATTCGTCCATTCGCATATTTACGTAATACCGAGTATATGCCATTGGATACCACGTATTTAGAGTTCAACTATGTAATCCCTGAGCCTGTGCCGCCCGACCCGCCAGTGCTGCCTCCACCGTCGTTTAGCAAGTTCGAAAGCGAGTTTGATATCAATAGTATATTCAAGGCGTATAGCAGTTGGGCTTTAACAATGAGCCTGTGGTTAAAGGTAAATGTATTGAATGGCGACAGCGGCAGCAGCGAGATAATCATTGCCGAGTTTAGCAATAATGATAGTATTAATTCACGTAAATTAAATATAAATTATGCGGACAATAAACTTACTTTTTATATGGATAAAATCAAAGAGCCTGTCAGCACGGTTCTCAATATATTTAAGAACAAGTGGTATCATATTTCGTGGTCGATTGAACGACGGGAGGCGACGATTGAAATCATCGTGTATATCAATGGCGTTCTGAGGGATTTACAAAATGTCGCAAACAGTTATGTATCAACACTCGGTTTCAATAAATACACGAAGAATACCTTGTCGTCTGAGGCGAACACGACGAATTACAACTTTTGCGTATCCGATTTCAAAATCTACAATTATGCCTTGGCAGACGACGAGAAGAAGGAGTTGTATAGTATGAATGAATATACGAAATATATCATCGATTTCAAGGATACTACACGAACGATTTGCGATATTATGGCGTATGGCGGCGGTGGCGGCGGTTGCGGTGGGAACTCGAATTATGGCGGCGGCGCAGGTAAATTGGTATATGTGAATGACGCCTATATAAGCAGTGGTGAGAAAACAATCAAGGTAGGGCGAGGCGGTAGCGCCTATTATTCAAATCAATATAATTATCAATTCGCAACACGAGGCAACGATACGTCGTTCGAGAACTTAGTTGCCGACGGTGGCGGAGCGGTAATGAATAAAATATTCGACTATCAGGTATCCTCGAACATCCTCTATGTCTCGAATTATACGCTATACCTACCTTCTGCCCCAACCATACCGATAAACAGGATATTTGCGTCGAATTATATCCTTACGACTACCTACACGTGTAATATGGCATCCAATGTCATCGGTGGTTGCGGCTCGGGCAACTTTGCTCCCGCAAGTCTCATCCCGATAATCTCAGACGACGTTCGTAGGTTGGTGGGAAACACGAGCAACATCTATTTCCGTGGGAATGCCGGAGGCGAGTATGGCGGAGGCGGCATCGGAACTGCGGGAACGCACGTGAATGGTGGCGAAGGCTTGTATGGTCTGAACCTTAACAACATCAACATCGACACGGATAAATACTTTAATTACAGTGCGTCTATCAATTTCAAAGACGACTTCAATCTTACAGAGGACTTGGTTGGCGGACAGGCGTATATTGGTTGCGGAGGGGCGGGTTCGAACTTAGCGACGGGCGCAGGGGGGGTATCACGCTTCGGGTATAATGCGATACATAGCGGGTGCGGAGGTAATTATGGGGAGAACGGGAAACACGGAGCGTTGCTATTGCGATTTTTGACGAAGATTGATAAAAAGATTGTTCCGGGGTTTGTGGGGGAAACGTCGAATTACGTCCAGTCGTCGAGCAACAACCTCATATTGTATGTGAATAGTTTGATGAGCGTTAGTGGTGCTTTGCTATGGACGAAGGAGACGAGCAATATTTATTATAATTTGGGGAATGTTGGGATTGGCGTAGAGCCAAATAATTTTAAATTGGAGGTTGCAGGGGGCAACGGGATAACGCCAGAGGATGCGACATACACATTTGGCATTCACACGTCAAACTATTCGAATATTGATGTCGTCCAGAACATAACGAACACGGATATATGTGCGAAGTTCAATTCGAGTATCTGGACGACTGGCAATGTGATTTCGAGCAGTGATGAGCGAATTAAAAAGAATATAGGCGATTTACAAGATGACAACGCTCTGCGAATGATATTGAATATCGAGCCGAAAACCTACAACTACATTGATGCGCGAGGTAGAGGTCGTCAGAATAATATAAATAATAACGAGGTTAATAACGAGGTTAATAATAACGAAACGAATAATAAGGTATATGGTTTTATCGCACAGCAGATACGAAAGGTCATACCTGACGCCGTCAAGATACAGACTGAGTTCATACCGAATATCTTTGTGGTAGCCGAATATAACCCCGAAGAAGGCATCATCACATTGCCTATCTCTGACACAGCCACGCAGCCGCTACCGCCGCTAACGCAACGAATTAAATGCTATGATATGCGAGACGCTTCTGCGAACACGATAATCGCCGAGGTCGTCGAGGTTATCAGTCCCATACCCCCTGTATCATTTAAGATTAAAAAGATTAAATATAGGGATACGAAGATATTTGTGTATGGGACGGAGGTGAATGATTTTCACGCATTAAACAAGGAATATATCAATACGCTAAATGTCTGTGCCGTCCAAGAACTCCATCGAAAGATAGTATCGCAACAGAGCGAAATAAGGGAACTGAATGACAAAGTGAATGTCCTCTTGAATTACATAGATATGAGTAGGATGTCGGCATTACAAGATGAAATCAACGAATTGAAATCCCGCTATGACTTAATCATCAACTATATAAATCTAAGCAATTAATATAGGATATCAAAATACTATATAAGGAGAATGGCGTCAGCAAACATTTTAAGTAAGATGGAATATGCGAATGATAGCGTGGATGCGAATAAATTAAAGGCGATTTATGATGCGAACCCGTCGCTATTCAACCTACCTGCGAATGCGGTGGACGCAAACGCCCAAAACTGTTCTACAAGTTCCGCCGTTAATTTTTTATATCTCCCTACTATTAGAGGTGGTCGCAAAATGAACGGCGACGCGTTTATTGGCGGTTGTGGATGCGGTATGAAAGGCGGTAGCGGTAGCAGCAGCAGCGGCGACGGCAGCGACGCATATACAGGCGGATGCTTTACGTGTCCAAAAGGAACAAAGAAAATCTCCATTATATACGGCACAATACACGTGGTTATCCCTTCCTTATATAAGAAATATAAGAATGCGAAGAAGTCTGCGAAGCCCGTAGCCAAGAAAGCGAAAAAAGCGAGAACGTAAGCCCATTAGGGCGCAGCCCATTAGGGCAGGACGTGTTCTTTATTTTTCTCATAAGGCATATATTTATCATTATTTACGAATACTTTCTTTTTGCCAATTCTTGCGTAATTCGTGATAACCGTAAGCATCTCTTTTATTTTATTACGGAAGTCGCTTAGCGACTTGTCGATTTCGGTCTGCGGGTCAAAGCCGTAGATGTGCTTAAACTGGTTTGGCACTACGAATATCAAGGAATAGAAGATTTCGAGAATGTTATTTTTGATATCTGTGAATATCGGCAGGTAGGTATTCTCATCATAGCGGTCTGCTAATATATAAATGTAGATTTTCATTAATTTATCCATATTCACAATCATATTCGAATACCTCGTTTTGTCGAAACGTTTTATGAAACGGATGTTAAATAGGATATCCATAAACTCTTTGTTTTTCACAAGATACTTGATGTCCTTGTTGTTCTTGTGAATATAAAAGTTGTCTGTGGATAATTCGACGACATCCTTCACTTCGTTGCGTATCCTGTCTTCCTTTTTACTGCTGTCCGCCTTGAACTGTGCCTCGTTCTCTTTGCGATAATTGTTGTAATAATAATATAGGATGATGATGATGATTATCGCTAATAGAACGTGTGATTGGCGTTTGCTTAGTATCGCATAGAGAACCGCAAATAGAATGATGATATAATAGTAATGATTGAATAACATCATCTTTCGAATATCTATATTACTATATATCATATTAAAAAATAAAAATAAAAAGAAGCAACCCATACGGTCTATCCCATACGGTCTATCCCATACGGTCTATATCGAAACCCCGTCTATAAAATAGACGATGAAGGATAGCACGAGAAGCATTATTCCCACGTAAATCTTTCGGTCGTCCTTGGTAAAAATGTTGAGTAAAATATACATATAGTTGTTGTTATTTACGTAATCCTTCTTGCTATACACATCGACGATGTCGGTGATAATGTCGATTAGCGATTGTAGCGTCTTCTTGTAAATCTCTTTAATCGTTAGGTTATATATTGGCTTTATTGTTAGGTCTTTCGGTAATTTGTCTGGTAATGTTTCAAGTAGGCGATTCAGTTTAATCTCAATCTGTTTCTCGATATACTTCTCGATGTCGGTAGCAGCAGCGTCTTTATCTTTGTTCGCTGTGCTTACGCCGCTCACGCCTCTATTTGCACCGCTTACGTTGCTACTCATTTACAATATGATTACTTAATCGTAGATAATATATTTATTATCGAGATAATATATATATCATCATTAAATAATATCCATCATATCGATATTTGCGATTAAATTACGCCTACAACAGTATCGTGTTAATCCCAGTTCGTCTAAAATATGCCCTGTGTGTATTTTCTCAAAGTTTTTATAGATGGCATCCACCTCTTTTGTATCGTCAATCTTGTTCTTTTCCTTTTCGTAATAATCGGCGATGTCTGCCATAACTTTTCCGCACGTGAAGCATCTAATCGGTATAATCATCTCGTGTTCCTTGTAATTCTTGTATATTCTATATATTAGCGTATATAATCATTTTTTATATAATAATCTGCGTTGTGTAAAATGACATAATTATTATATTATAATAGTATAGAATGTCATACGCTCCTATATACTCCAAACTCCACGAACTCGAAGAAAGAATAACAACTGTCGAAGCAGCCACCAAAGCCACCACCCAAGCCGCCCAAGTCGCACCTGTGTCGTCTGTTGCGCCATCTTCTACTTCTACTTCTTCTACTTCTGATGTAGCATCTGGCTTTCCTGACGTTTCCTCTTTTGCTACCAAGGCTGAACTTCCTGACGTATCTGCTTTTGCTACCAAGGCTGAACTTCCTGACGTATCTGCTTTTGCTACCAAGGCTGAACTTCCTGACGTATCTGCTTTTGCTACCAAGGCTGAACTTCCTGACGTTTCCTCTTTTGCTACCAAGGCTGAACTTCCTGATGTATCTGCTTTCGCTACCAAGACTGAACTTCCTGATGTATCTGCTTTCGCTACCAAGGCTGAACTTCCTGATGTTTCCTCTTTTGCTACCAAGGCTGAACTTCCTGACGTATCCTCTTTTGCTACCAAGGCTGAACTTCCTGATGTTTCTGCTTTTGCTACCAAGGATGAACTTCCTGATGTTTCTGCTTTTGCTACCAAGGATGAACTTCCTGATGTTTCTGCTTTTGCTACCAAGGATGAACTTCCTGATGTTTCTGCTTTTGCTACCAAGGATGAACTCGTAGCCGTCTCTGAGTTATCCGCAAAGTTCGATAATCTTCTCGCAGTCGTATCACAACTAAATCTAAAACTAAATGAGGCAAATGAGAAGATAGCAGAATTAGAAGCGGAACGCTCTTCTTAGAAGTTAGAAGAATGTTATTCTTTTATTTTTTCTTTTTTTGAAATCATAAATATGTTCTGATTTACTCTATAAAATATAAAAACTGATTTTTGATGTTAGAATATTATAACAGAGCCAACCACAAACGAACGCAAACCGCAAAAGCAAACCTTCAAACCGCAAACAAGCAACAAAGCAGCAAAGCAAACCTTCAAATCGCAAACGAACCCCGCAAAAGCAACAAAGCAGCAAAGCAGCGAAAGCAAGATGAACTCCAAAGTCATCACAAGCAGCAAACGTGCCTATCACACCGAGGCAAACGCCGATTTCACTGGATATTTCGAAGGGATGACTTACGAACATCCCACGCAACAGTATGGTGCTATTTTCGACTATCACCTCTTCATTCGGTATGAAGACAAGGTGTATATGGAAGTGAAGGGGGTAGGAGAGGTAGTGATACCCTTTGCCGAACTTCAAAAAAACAAGTATTGGAAGCATTATTACGACTTGTCGCTTATGCTCTCAAACGACGCCAACGCAGTCGTCCAAGAATTGAAACATAGCAGCGACTATGACGACGTCCAGATTTACGACGAACCGAGGTTCTGGTCGATTGACACTGCGTTTATAGAGTATAGCGTGAAGACCGAAACAAGCAGGATTAATAACAGCAACGTGCAGACTGTGTGCTATTACAAGATAAACCCATTCGATTTGGAGAAGATGGACTATACGACGCCAGAAGATTTGAAGACATTTCTCAGGATTTATATGACGAGAAACGAGTTTCGAAACAAGGTGTTTGAAAAGAAGTCGGGCATCTATAACAGCCTCGCAATTGATTACGCCCTACGCAAAGCAGAAAAAGAGTTTGAGGCAATCACAGAAGACAATCAAAGATATTACGCAGAAGCCTCTGCGGAAGTCTCTGCGGAAGTCTCTGCTACTCTCGCTACTTAAAGGAATACTACTTAAAGGAATTGTGTAGGTAAGGTATATGTGCTATATGTCTTCGATGTCTATATGTATCTATTTTTATATTTTTTATACATATTGTGTAAAGCAAACCAAATTAAACTTTCAAGAAGTATCGACGGTAAGCGTGTTGTGTATAAGAAGAGCGAACTTATAACAAAATTAAAAAGAAAGAAGATAAAGATACCCTAATTCGCTACGCTGCTTGTCGCTACTGTCGGAGCGATTAAGAATATTTCGAAGTGAATGCAAGGCAATCTTTTAACATATCCTGTTCGTATTTATAGATGTTGATAGTATTATTTAAGAGTTCATTATTTTTCATAATCGAATATCCTTTACATTTCTTTAAGTTATTTAGAGAAAGGGTCATATATTCCTTTGCCTTCTTGTAATCCTTATAATTGAAATAGATTGAACCCATCAACCCTTGGATATCGATGGAAGATATATTTTGCGAATCAGCATATATTTTTTCGGCATTCCTTATATCCTCGTCGGTTAAGTCCGACTTCTCGGATAACTGTTTAAGGGCGATATAATTATTATTTAAAAAAAGGTAGTTGTTGGGATTTACGGCGGACGGATACAATCCCAACTTCGAGCCTTCAATAAACGTTATTTTGTTATAAGAATATGCCTTGTATTTGCCATTGTCTTTCAGGAACTTCGACAAGGTTAGTTTAATATTCAATTTAAATGTATTCATCGCATCGTATAACTTCTCGCATAACTCGGCGTTCTTAATGATATAACACGCCTTTGATATAATAATATTATAGAGGTTATTGATGTTTATCAATTTCTCGGGGCTATTAACGACATTCAAGCAATTAAACAAGATGTCCCAGTCGTCCGTAGCGTCCGCTGCGTCAGCATTGAGATAGTCAATGAGTTCGCTAATATTATTGATATAATCCTTTAATAGAATGATGTCATCTTCGATAATCAAATGTATGTCGTTGATGGCGTCAGTAACGGCTGCGGCTTTCGCATTATCCGCAATCAACTTATAGATGTAGCGATGTTTTTCAAAGTTCGAAATCTGACAGGCGTTCAATGGCATTATTAGGTTGTTGTAGATAGAAGTTGCGTCAGCGAACTTTTCGTAATTGACACGGGCATTAAATGCCGTGATATGCGTATTGATGTAGTTTTTGCTCGGTTCTGTGATAACGTGTAGTTTCATCTCTATGTTTTTTTGTAGGCAAACGTCCTTGACAAGCGATACGACGCTATTAATCGTAGTCCGCCTATTCTCTAATTCTTCGCTATACACAAGATATATATTCAGTCGTATCATATGGGTTAGGTTGGTTATTGTTATTTATTAGTATAAACGTATTTTTTATATGTAAATGCTATCTAACGTTTCGACGAATTATTTATCTGGCTAATTTCCTGAGGTGTTAATCCTAACAACTTATAAAACTCTGCTTCTGTTATATCAGCAATTCCTAACTTACGAATGTCGGGTATATAATTACAAACCTCTTTTTCTAAAAATGACATTCTGTATTTTGTATAATCGCAAATAATTCCAGATATTCCAAAGTTCATAATTTTTAAAATTATTTCTAAATTGTTTCCCAAAATATAAAACTTTTCTGTTCCTGTCAAACTCAATTTCCCTTCATCAATAAACGCTCCCTTAAATCCTCTTTTGTTCGCAATAATGAGTTTGCGTTTATTTGCGTCTGGGTGTTTTTCGTTTGCTTTTTTAACTAAAATGCCTTCATTTAAGGTATATGTATCAACCGCCCACATATCTTCTAATGTATATTCTGTTGGTATTTTTGCCTTTGTCCCATATGATTTTATTGTTTTTGTTTTATATTCTAAACTACAATTATGTTTTTCTATAAACTGAATTAGTTTATCAAATATACTATGGAACGCTAATGAAATAGAATAGTTTTTATCGAGATATTCGAATGATGTTGTTGTAAGTTTTTTGCGTTTGATTTCGCTAATAATCTCTGTCTTTTTATTTTGTGTGTTAAGAGTGTTTTGTAATATATATAATGATATAGGAATATCGGCATTTATCATTCCTTTCGATTGTGAATCGTCCCATAATTTCAACCAAACAATATGTTTATCCAACATCACGTTATGTAGCGAATGACTTTTCTTCAACCAACTCAGAGGATTAATGAACGCTAAAAACCCGTCAGGTTTCAACCACGTTAGAGATTTTTCGATAAACTTTGTCCAAATGGTTTCGTTTTTATCACCCAACTGCTTACCAGTATGCGAACGAATACCCCCTTTATTGTATGGCGGATTGCCAATAACCACATCGAAACTATTGAGAGCAACCCCCCATTCACTAACAACATTTAACGCTAATGTGTCGCCTTCATACATATTTAATTTATATTGATTATTCACATTAAATATTTGACGACAGATAAACACATTTTTCTTGTTTATTTCGCTCATATACAACATATTTTCAATAATGTGTTTTTTGCGTTCTTCATCATCTGGGATACACGTCTTTAAACCTTCCATTAATTTCAAATACACCGCAACTGTGAAGTTCCCCATACCAGACGCTGGGTCAAACCACTTGAAATCTTTTTCCGTAAATATGCTCCTGTGTTCGCATCCGATATGGTGTTTGTCTAAATTATCCAACATTTCAAATATCAATGCCATAGGCGTAAATACCTCACCATTTTCTTGCTTCTCTTTTTGCTTAGGTTTCAAACAACTATCGATTAGTTCCAACAGTTCTTTTGGTCTATCTATTAAACTATGTAAAGACATCTTAAATTGAATTGATATATTATATATACAAGAGTTTTTTCTAACATATTTACTTACCATCGCTTCTATAACCTTTATAATATCCTTATTATTCCACCAGATAAACGACTGGTCTTGAAATACACTAAGCAACGACGGGCTTGTCTTGATTACGTTCAACATTTCCAATATATCATTGTGTTCTGTATTCATAGTTAAGATACAAATCAAAGGAATGATGAAGGGCAATACATCTTTGGTAAGAGAAATATTTTCATTTTGCTCTTCTGTTTTTTTACTTTGCTCTTCGTCATCGCCACTGCCACTTTCGCCATCTTTCACAATGTCTTTTCCGTTTGGCAAATCATAGTCGGTTTCTTCGTCGAATGGAACTTTTACGTTCCCTTTTTCATCACAAATAGAACGTGTAATATAATGGTTCAACATTCGCTGGTCTTTTGTATATAATTCAATAATTGCATCTTCGATTTTTTTCAACAGATTTTTTAGGTTATTAATGGGGTCTGTTTTCCAAATAAGTAGTAGTCTTTCTATCAAGTTCGTTTTATTTTCCTTGTTATCAAACAAATCACTATCTATGTTTATTAAATTGTTCTCCACTAAGTATGTTATTTTCTGCTCCACATTCATATCCTTTTTATATACATTATAATCCAGTAATGTATTAAGCACCCTTGAAATATTCAAATCGACTACAAAACCCATCTTTTTCCGCCCACTGTTTATTTTGTCATTTTCAGTGTTATTTACACTTTCAGTCATACACCGATACATCATTTGAATAATTTTATCACTCGATAGAATGTCGTTAAACAGAAATACGATATCCACAAATGGCAATGTGATTCCCAATGTTAATTGATTTCCTGCCAATAAAATCAACCCATCCTTCCCGTCGTCCTTCGCCTTCAACTCCCAATTTTTTATTTCCTCCTTAATGTCTTTTAATTTGTAGCCTTTTTTGGAATTGACTATTTTTATTTCATAATGTTTCAATATGTTATTTTTCATCATTCTATCTCTCAAATGTTCGCTTACATTGTTAATCGTCATATTTTTTCCATAGGGTAAGAACCATAATTGGCTTGTAAAATCCCCATTATTCAATTTTGTTCGACTGTTCGATGTTATACATTTCTTTTTTATTCTACCAAATATAGATAAGTCTTTTTTAGGGTAATCTTCTTCTTTATTGCTTCCTGTAATATATCCAAGTATAGTATCAACTTCCCTTGGAAAATCTCCGCATAATAGGGTACTATTTGAAAACCCGTAAGAACTATCTTTGATTTTTTCCTTGATATCTTCGTATCTTGTTCTATCCATAATATTTGTGATTAGTTCCAAGTCAGGCATATTATCATATACGCTCAACAAAGCCTCTTTATTTTCTTCTGTTACGAAGAGTGATACACTATTGCCGTGTTTTTTAACTAACCCTCGAACGTCTCTTTTTTTACATAATTGTTCGTCATCGATATCCCAATAAAACTGGCAATCCTCTGGTATATTCCATTCACTTAAAGGTTTCGCATATGTCGCCGTCAAATACAACTTGATTGTTTTTTGCGACGAATAGGATTGTAAAATGTGCTTCGACATTTGCGTTGTTCCGTGAAAGTGGTTCTCGTCAAAGACGATAAAATCTAAACCGAGTTGCTGTATCGATACCAACTTTTTATCAAACACATAATCATCCAGTAGTTGTTTGCTTACAATAATTATATTTTTGCTATGTAAAACCACACTGTCTAAATCAGCCCCTTTTTTAATTTCTACAATATTTATTCCAATAAAGTCTCTGAACTTGCGGAACAAATCATCTGTAAATTGAGAGATGGTTTCCGTGGGTGCAGGAGTAATAATAAGAGCATTTAAGGACTGATATTTTTTGATATATTTTACAAATAGTCCGCCGACACAATATGTTTTCCCAGACCTTGCCTTCGCACCTAATAGTAATTCTTTTTCATCCTCCGCAATTTTTTCCATCTGTTTATGTGTAATTAATTCTTGATGAAATCTTACCTCTAATGGTATCTTTGTATTACAAAATATAGAATTGACACTATCGATAGGAACATTTTGTATAGCCTTTTTAAAGTTTTGAAAACCACATTCCAAATCGCTCAAATCCAAAATGTGATGGATATTTTCGACAATGTAGTTATTTGTTTGCTGACTTGCTCTTATTATATTCAATACCTTTTGTTTATTATTTACAAGCAAATAAATATCAAATGCCTTGTATTTGTGGGCGTGTTGTTTTGTAATCGCTAATATTTTTTCAACATCGTAATTGTCAACCTTCTTTTTACTATCATCTAAGTAAAATTTAGAAGACATAAATATCCACCTTCCCGTCTTTTTATTCTGTAAAGTTATATCGCTTGTTCCTCCGCATCCCTTGCTAAATATTCGCAACTTTTGTAAATATAATTCCAAATTATCTACCTTTTTTAATTTACAAGTGTTAATATTTCCTTGATAATGGTCGTATTCATCATTCGATAAGATAATGTTGAACCCAAACTTAATTATAAAGTCCCACATCTTTTCAAATAGATTTCCACGCACGGATTGTGTTTTATAATCCGCATCCGACTGTAAAAGTTCGGCAAATGTATTAACTTGTTTGACGCGTTCGAATAAATCAATTCCGTTCATTCTTGCTATGAATAATGGTAAGGCAATAATCATTTTTTAAAAAAAGGCGTGTGTATTAAACATATTTATCCTTGTAAAATCATTTAGGAATGATAAAAAATATATGGCAATTATTACGACATCCGTAGCACGTTCATCAACGCCGTTCCCATACGTCTTGCCAGTTCCACAGGGACGGCATTGCCAATCTGTTTATATTGCGATGTTAGGCTTCCTATAAACTCATAATTATCGTCGAATGTTTGTATTCTCGCATATTCTCGAATTGTTAGCGGTCGCTCTTCTAACGGATGGCATCGCTCCGTCTGTTTCTGCGACGGCGTACATAGCAACGTCAAGGATGGTTTTTCCATTGACAAACGATATAATATGCCACGCTTTCCACCTCCCGAATAATAACTATTCCCCAAATATTCCTTTTGTAATGCTTCTGGCAAATTAACCCAACAACCACCTTGTGGTATCATTTTGAATAATCTTATTTTTTCTTCCTTATACTTCGCACCGTCTGAATGCGGAACATCGAGCAACACATCCTTCAATACCTTTTTTGTTTCGCTGCCGCTGCTACCGCTGCTGCTTTCGCTCGGGAACTCAAAGGGTATCGCAATGTCCTTTCTTACACCTACAATAAACACTCGCTCTCTCTTTTGCGGAACACCGTATTTAGAAGCGTCTAAACATTTATAACTGATGTTATATAAATCCGTATCGGAAGCCCCTAACGCGGCGAAAGCAGCGGAAGCAGCGGAAGCAGCGGAAGCGGCTATTATTTTTAGGATTGTTTTACCTTCGTCGTGTGTTAATAATCCCTTAACATTTTCTATCATAAATAGTTTCGGTTTTATCAAATGTAAAATGTCAATGAACTTTATCATTAAATCGCCACGTGGGTCATCAAGCCCTTTTCGTAGTCCTGCTTGTGAAAAGGATTGACAAGGCACTCCACCAGTTAATAAATCCACTTTGCCCACATATTGTGAGTAATCGATGTTATCCATTGAATCACACACGATGTTTGTATCAGGATGATTATGCTGTAATGTTTTACAACAATCACGATTATTATCATTTAGTAAAATAGGAATAAATCCAGATTTAATTAGCCCCGAACTTAACCCGCCACCTCCCGCACATACCTCAATAAATGTAGCATTAACATTAGTAGCCATTTCTGTATATATAGAATACTATTTACAATTATCACTTTTTGTATATATATTAAGAATATTAAGAGTATTAAGTATTAAGTATTAAGTATTATATGTATATAGGTATTATATAAACATTATTATGATTAACGACGATATCATCTATGAATATGAATGTTGCCACGAGAAGAACCGCATCGTCATCATCGGGGATATCCACGGGGATATAAGGAGATTTAAGGATATCCTCATTGACGCCAAGGTTATCAATAAGAATATTGAGTGGATTGCCGAGCCTAAGAATACGATTGTCGTCCAAATGGGCGACCAAGTAGATAGCATTAACCGAGACCCGTCCCTCGAAGAATGGGAAGTGTTGCCAGATGTCGAGATGATTTATTTTACAAACTTGTTGAATAAAATCGCCTTATCCAAGGGCGGACGTGTAATATCCCTCATAGGAAACCACGAGATGATGAATAGCATCGGCAACTTCTCTTATGTATCGTCAAAGAGTTTAAACAACGATGATAGCAAACGCCACGATTTATTTAAGCCGAGCGGGGCTTTGTCTGCCATATTATCGCAACGCCCGATTGTCGTGAAGATAGGCAGGTTATTATTCTGCCACGCAGGATTAACGATGCAACATTTAAATATACTAAAAAAATACAACAAGGACATTTCGTATATCAATTCTATCTGGAAGAACTTTATCAAGAATAGTGCGGTTCTCTTGGAAGACAAGGAGATATTCGACACAATCATCTTGGGGAACGACGGGATACTATGGACGAGGGATTTAAACAATACCGAAGAGGTCGCTAAAATGCTCGAAAGCATCGGATGCAATTATATGTTCGTAGGGCATACGGTTGTCGATGGTATAAAGATACTAAACGAACGCATATGGTACACAGATACGGGGATTTCGAGGGCTTTCGGGAATACCAGTTTTCAATATATAGATATCTATGATAACCAAGTGAATATTCGAGAATTAAAAACTGATGTCGTATAATATATAAAAATATGCCACGTTTATACATATACCACGCCTCATATCATATGGATACCTATACGTTTGATACGCAGATGGAAGCGAAAACGAAGGAACTCTTGGCAATCTACGAGGAAAAGATGAATAAGACACCGAAAAATAAAAAAGTGATAAGCGACCCTTCTGCTTTGGACTTTCACAGTAAGAAGTTAATCCGTCAGATAAATGCGACGCTCGACCATAAACTCAAAAGTTCAGCCGCTTATAAGAAAAAATGCGAACAAGAGTTGTCAAATACCACACCACAACCGTAAGAAAGCATATAAATACAAAGCGTATTATATATATAACTTGGTGTCCTTAGACACGGATACCACTGTGTCCTTAGACACGTCTCAACATTCGAGACATCATACCAATACTACTATGTCAAATGCTACTGATACTCAGATAAATCGACAGATAAATCGGGAGATAAATCGACAGATAAATCGGGAGATAAATCGACAGATAAATCGGGAGATGGACTTGTATATTTTGAAACATATTGACAGACTTGACGGTCTCTGCTGTGGCGACATCGACACATTTGATAGCAACGATGTATGTGGCTTTACGATGAATGATGTGAAGAAACGAGCATCAGAGATTAAAGAATATCGCAAGGAGTTGGACGTGTTGCTTCAATTACCGCTTATGAAGCAACGTACCGAAGAATGGTATGAAGCGAGAAAAACGAGGCTGACTGCGAGTGATTTGTATGATGCGATAAAGGGCAATAACGTTAGTATCAAGTTGGCGAAGAAGAAAGCGAATATTGTGGTGGATACCATTAATTACAATGGTATTCCTGCGTTAAAATGGGGGACAATGTTTGAACCGATGGCGACACGATGCTATTCACAGAAGATGAATGATATCGCTATACACGACTTTGGGTTGGTATGCGATACGGAGAACGAGCATTTTGGGGCATCGCCTGACGGTATTAATGAACTCGGTATAATGCTCGAAATCAAATGTCCTTACTCACGAAAAATCGAAGATGGCGTGATACCCGAGAAATATAAGATGCAAATCCAAGGACAACTTGCGGTGTGCAAACTAAAAGAATGCGATTATATCGAATGCGTGTTTAAATCACTTGATAGCGTCGAGGAATACTTGGCATTAGACTGCGATGACGGAAACGGGAACGACATAAAGCACGGCGTCATCGCAGAGTATTATAATTCCAAGGGCGAATACGTCTATTATTATAGCGAAGCCAACAGAACACCCAAAGAATGCGTGGATGATATTTGTGGCGGCTGCGACAACATCAATCCTGATAAAAGTTTAAAGTTTAGCAAATATACGTATTGGAGATTGGATGAGATGATAATTCAGCGTGTAGTATTTAATGCGAAGGCGTGGGAGACGATTGTGCCGAAAATCAATGCCTTCTGGGAAAGCGTAGAAGAATACAAGTCGCTTCCGTTGCTCCCAATCGAAACAGGAATGAAGAAATATATGTTTGTAAAAGACGACGATTAGATAAGCAGCGCAGTAGCGTAGCGGATTAGATAGCCGACTTCGGGGTAGGACGGGGCATTGCCGCTTCGGCATCACGAGGGTCTCTTAGTCCCTCAGGGGCAGGTATCGTAACCACCACGGGCATCGGGAATGATTTTAGTCTTTCAGCCCAAGCGATTTCTGGCTCAGGGTCTTCGATTATATTTTTATCACCGTAGTTGTCCGAGTATGGATTGACGTAATACATCATTGTAAAATCGCCAACCGCATTCCCTTTCGTGTGGTCGATACATTTCGACGTATATAAGGGCATATCTCGTGTTTCATTAAACGGAAACTCTGGCGATACATTATAGGTATATAAGGCGGTGTCGGGCGATTGGGGGGTTCGTGTCAAGCAACCGCAATTCAGAGTCGATGATTTATTACATTTAATAAAGCACAATTCATTATCGGTATAATATCCGCTCATCGTTTCTTCTAAAAACTTTGAAACCAAGGCGACTTGCTCGGGTTTTGTTTCTTTTTTCAGCACCATTTTTTTATCATATAATGGATATACAATTAATATATGGCAATAGAGCGAAGAAGCGATGCTCGGGTCTGCTCTGCCGTCGTTCGTTTCGGTTACGAAACTCTGGACGCCTGTGGGGCTTATTGTTTCTAAATAATAGGGGTTTTTGTTATTTAGGATGTCGATACGTGCGTCTAAAAATGTTCGGTAGGGCGTATTGTTATTGTCCGAAAACTCGGAGTTGTATCGTAAATAAGGCGATTGCGAGACGCACACATAGACGGGTCCGACGATTTTAGCACCGCCCAGCATATTCTTTTGGTCTTGTATTTTTTTCAATAAATAACTATACAGACTGCTTTCATTATAGATATAGATATAATCGAGGGTAGATGCGATATTAACGCTGGGACGCTCGAATACTTCTCTCATCTTCGTAGGCGACTGATTGAGACAACGATATGCGAGTAAGTCCTTATAACTCATAACGTCGCAATATTTACGATAGGGATGCGAGGTGTCTCGAATGTTGCTTCGGGTATATTGCGAAGGGTTGTCAAAGCGATTGTATTTATTTGCGAGAAAATCCGATTTCCTGTTTCGCAACTCGACATTCGTGTTTAAATCTCCGCTACACGTATTCCCTTCGCCGTATTTCCACGAATACGGGTCGCCCTCAAAGTTCTCTCTGTTCTCACCGCACTGAACGTTTCGAAATATGTAGATTAAGAACAAGGCACTTAATATAACGAACAACAATGTAAAAATTATATTTAAATAAACGGATTTGTTTCTCATATTACTATATATTATTATTATTTTTATAATATATAAAAAGAAATTATGTATAGGGTGATTTAATCGGTTATCCCCTATGCGGGAGGTTATCTTGCACCCACTGGTCCTCTTGCCCCAGTAGCGCCAGTTGCCCCAGTAGCGCCAGTAGCGCCAGTTGCACCTCTCTGTCCCGTTGCCCCAGCAGGTCCTTGTGGTCCTTGTGGTCCAGCGGGTCCTGTTGCCCCAGTAGCCCCTGCTACACCTTGTATTCCTTGTATTCCTTGTAATCCTCGTGGTATTTGTTCTATTCTCACACGTAGAGCATTCACATCCGCCATAATGCGATTTGACGTATAGTTTATGTGGCTAATGATAGCGTTTGAAGTCGCCCTTGTATAGTTAGAGCCATAGACGTCATCCAATTTCACGATGCCATTCTCAATGCGGATAGGGGCATTGGTCTTATCTTTGCTACCGATATAGATATTGCGGTTCATTTGATTTGCGTTCGTTCCATAAATATAAAGGTCGTTGTCATTCCCGAACATATTAAAGCAGTTTGTTCCCGTCTTATTACATACTTCGAATGCGTTATTACTGTCCGAACTTATTTTTAATCCTGCGGTCGCCGTAGTTTTTGTAATAAGGTCTAAGCGAGAGTTTGTGTCGACTGCCACCGTTCTATATTCAAATATTTTCTTGTTTGTTGTTTGATTAAACGCATTGGCGGCATTCGTATTATTAAAAGCAAAATATTTATTCATATTATAGCCGAATGTATCGAAGTTGCTTGTAAATCGAGTGTCGCTTATCGTATTCCTCGAATTAACGTCTTTGATGCTTTGATTGAATACGTTGTTGGTGTCTAATATCCGTCGGTCTAATAGGTTGCTCGTGTAATCTATCCTCCCGTGTAATACGTTGCTCGTGTTGTCGAGTTTGCCATCTAATACAAAGTAATTACTGGTATGCTTAGTGTGTAATTGACTGATGATATTCGAAGTCGAATTGAAGTTTTGATTGATATCTATAAAGTTCGTATTTAAATCGGATGTAAGATTATTTTTATACGTATAATTATCATATATAATATACCCGATGACGCCTATAAAAGCGATAAGCACTAAGAATAATAGGGTATATATTAAATACTCCATTGCTTCCATAAAAATACTTTCTATCTATCTATTTTCTAATAATAAAATATATTTTCAAAATATTCATTCATTACATTCATTCATTACATCTCAATATACAACTCCTTTATATCATTCATTCCTCCGCCTCCTGTTTTTGACGGTTCGACATCATCGCCCACATTTAATAATTCTTCTCCCGCTTCTGCTTCGTCTGCTTCGCTTTCTTCTTCAACCTGTTCTTCATCTTCTTCACTTTCCTCTTCGTCTTCTTCTTCGTCTTCTTCTTCGTCTTCTTCTTCGTCTTCTTCTTCGTCTTCTTCTTCGTCTTCTTCTTCGTCTTCTTCGCTTTCGTCCTGTTCCGCTTCGCTTTCTTCTTCTTCATCTTCTTCGTCTTCTTCGCTTTCGTCCTCCTCATCCTGTTCTTCATCCTCTTCCGCTTCGCTTTCTTCTTCCTCTGCTTCGCTTTCGTCCTGTTCCGCTTCGCTTTCTTCTTCGATAGTCATAGCACCGCCTTTCATCTTGTCGAATTGGCTACTGTATGTATCTTTCCATATTTTTACGTCCTTTATTGTATTCGGTGTAGCGAAATTATCGATTTGTGAATTAAATAGGGAATAGTCAATGTCCGCATTGTCATCTCCTTCATCACTGTCCGTGTCTCCCGCACCGCCCCTGCCGCCTCCGCTGCCCTTGCTACCTGCGTCATCATCGCTATCATTGTCGGGGATACTTCTTACAAACTCTGCTTGGTCGATTGGCATATCGATATATTCGGTATTTAACCTCGGTTGTATCCCCATCGTTTCCAGTTCTTGAATAAACAACTTGAAAGCATATGGGGTATGTATCACAGCAACGTCGTCGTTCTTACAGTTTCTACACATATTGATATTTTCCTTCATATTGAAAGCAACTAATGTTCCGCATCTTTTACATACGCACCAGCAGAACTTGTCCGAGCGTTCCATCATACTTTCTTTGATAAAGTTAGAGATACCGTGGCTCAGCACAGTATCACGTTCCATCTCGCCAATTCGCAACCCTCCCCCCTTGCGTCTGCCTTCGGTCGGTTGCCTTGTTAGCCCCATCACCTTGCCAACGCCTCTTGCGTTGATTTTTTCGGCAACCATATGCTTCAATCGAAAGTAATACGTGGGACCGATGAAAATCTCAGTGTCGATTTGACTACCTGTGAAACCGTTGTATAAAATCTCATTGCCGTGTTTATTAAAACCGTTGTGCGTCAATCGGTTATAGATGGTTTCTTTCTCAATCGGTATGAATACACTGGCGTCTCCTAATACCCCGTCGATACAGCACAGTTTTGCGAAGATACACTCGACTAAATGCCCGATTGTCATACGTGAAGGGATTGCGTGGGGATTGATGATAATGTCGGGTCGAACGCCATCTTTTGTGTAAGGCATATTCTCTTCGGGGATTACTAAGCCGATGACGCCCTTCTGCCCGTGCCGAGAGCAATGCTTGTCGCCAAACTCGGGCTTCTTGATTTTAAGAAAGCGGACTTTACAGATTGTTGAGTCAGCACCTGCGATTTTCTCGGATTTATATACTCTATCCACCTTGCCGAATAAAGAGTTGTCGGTCGATATAGATACGTCGGTATGGATTAATTCTTTTTTAACATCTGTAAAAACGCCATTCTTATATTCCTTGACGACTTCACGGACATTTATCATCCCTACGATGATGACTTCTTGCCCCTCGGGGACATACGTGCCTTCCTTGATAAATCCGTCGGCGTCAAGATGTTCGTAGTTTTTATTTTTGATACCGACGATTTTAATGCCCTTGTCTCGCATCATAATAGGGTTGCCAAAGATAACCTTTTCAGTTTGCGAAACAATCTTTGCGGTCGCCGTAATCGACTTGTAATACGAGAGCGAGTTTAGCCCCCTGTCGATGGTCGCTTTGTTAATCATTATACTATCCTCTTGATTGAACCCCGAATAGGTCATAATGGCTACAATGGTATTATAACCGTTCGCCATATAATCGCTCGACGTATATTGGGCTATTCTCGTGTTTATAATGGGTCGCTGTGGGTAATGTAGAACATAACTCATCGTATCAAAGCGTTTGTTGAAGTTCGTAGCATACATACCGATTGCCTGTTTCGATTGTGCGGCGTGGAAGACATTACGAGCGGATGCGTTGTGATTACTCATCGGTATATTGCCACTCACGACACTCAGTATGGACGAAGGATGGATTTCCAAATGCGTGTGATACGCTCCGATTTCATCTTGGTTCATTGCGATTAAACAAGTATCTGACTCTTCACTGTCGAGATATTCGATACACGCCGAGGTATTCTCTAATTCATTCAAGATTGCCGTATATTTCTTTCTATATTTTTGTATCACCTCATCGACTACTGTGTCGTCATCCTCGCTGTTGCTATCGCTGCTATTACTGCTACCCTCGCTGTCGCTGCCACCCTCGCTGTTGCTCTCGTCATCTTTACTACCTGTCCCACCAGAGTATATTTTATTAATACTTGATAATAAATGATTGCCGCTGCCGCTGCTGCCCGTCTTATGTATTCCAGTTCCTATGTTATACTCGTGCGAACCTAATGCTACGACACCATCGTCCTCTACATAATCCACGTTGATACCGTCATTCAATTTCGAATTGTCGCTTGGGAATATAGAAGAATACATATCAAAGAGGCTGCTGCCACCGCCGCTACCGCCACCAATACGTTTCTTTAATGGATTTATATATTTGTCGATATAATAGTAGTCGTCGTTCTTTTCCCTGTTGTCAAGTTTGTAGTGCGTCCCGTTAAGCAAGTCAAACCAGTTTTCTTGCTTATCTTTATTATACACGGACGCCGCTGCGGTAGCCGCTACAACTTCATTCTTTTTATTTTTATGATTATACTTTAATATTAAGAGCGGTCTGCACGGTCTTCCTGCTTCTGTGAAGATGCGCAGTTCGTTTGCGGTTATATTAAAAGAGATTGAAATAAGGATATTTATTAATCCGTTTCTGCGGTATGCTTTCAGTAGCCTCGTAACGAATAGCGGGTCGCCCGTAATCCCGAAAAGCGTCCCATTCACAAAGACGTTTGTGATGTTCTTGTTGCTATACACGTTGCTATTTATCAGCGGGATGACGCCGATATCCAGTAAGCATCTTTTAATATTATCTATGTTTATACCTGCTGTTATTTTTGCCAATATTGCGAGGTTCTTTAAATAGCCGATAGAAGCACCATCAGGCGTCTCATAGGGACACATAATACCCCATTGTTGTGAATGTAATTTGTGAGGTTCTGTAACCTTGATACTACGGTCGATAGGCATATTCACACGTCGTGTGTGTGATAAGAAGCCTACATAACTGATACGTGATAAATCCTGAACCTTCCCAAGTTCGGGGTCGCTATTATTAATCAATCCCCATTGTCCTTTGAGGGATTTGGCGAATGTTTGGGTTACGATGAGATGGTCGACAATCTTATAGATATTATTGCTATTTATAAAATGCTTAAAGTCCGTCTTGCGATTTTTCCAGGGTCCGTATAAGTATTCGCTATCAATCTTGTTTCGAATGCTGTCTCGCAGTTTTATATAGGCTTCTTGGTATAACTCTGCTAACATAAAGCCGCTAATATCCACACGTTTGAAAATATAACTATCACGGTCGCTTAAAGGTAGCAACCCCTTCGCCGATTTAATGAATTGTAATGTTAAATAGCCCAAATATTTCTTTTTATTTTCAAAGATTTCGATATTCGGAAAGAAGTCCTTTGACAATACCATCTTCACGTGTTCGACAGTTCCATATTGAACTCTGAACTTCAAGTAATCGATTGCCTTCTGTTGTGTATCGACGATATACTCTTTGTCATTGTGGATATACTTGGCATCAATCACGCTCGGACGTATTAAATTATCAAAGTAGTTCTTTTCGATATCGCTGCCGCCGCTGCCGCTGCCGCTGCTGCCAAATATCATCTTACATATCTCTTTGTCGCTTTGGACGCCAATCGCACGGAACAAGATGAATAGCGGTATCTTTTCTTTGAACGAAGGGATGGATACGTAAATCGCCCCTCGTGAGTTCGTGTATTTACGGCTAACGTTCTCGACGTTGTGGTCGCCTTCTACAATTATCGGGTTTCTTACAAAATAGAATTGGACGTTTGTAGGCACAAGGTTTCCCTTGTCTGCGACGCACCGAATAATCCCTTTGTGGCTAAAATCCTTATCGTCTTTCAGTGCGGATACGAACAATCGGTTCGTTACAATCTTCTCTTGTGCGATAATCACCTTCTCTTTGCCGTCGATTATAAAATACCCGCCTGTATCATAGGGACATTCGCCTAACTTTCGCAAGATGCTCGAACCCTGATTTTTCAAAATGCAAATGTCGCTGTGAAGCATTATAGGGATGCTCCCGATTGCTACATTATTGAAGGTAGCGGTCTCTACGTTTTGTTTGCCCTCATTTTTCGAGGTGATGCGAACGAATACCTCGGCGAATACGTGCGTCTCGTAGGTTAAATTACGCATACGGGCGTCGTATGGGGTGATTAACTTGGGGCATCCGTCTTCGTATATAATCGGTCGGCTGATGTTTAACTCCGCTCCTTCTAACCCGCCTACAAATATCTCAATTTTAAATACCTCGTCCTTGTCGTCGTCATATTTAATCATCGTGATAGGGTTGTATGATTTAATGATATAAGGGATTTGGTTCTTGATAAACTCACGATAACTATCTAAGTGATGCCCTGTGAATGGATAGCGATGTCCCTTGAAATATAAGTCCAATATATCCCATCCATTAATCATTCTTAAATATTTATTATTCTATTATTAAGAATATAATATATAAAAATAAGTATTATAAACATTCGCTTCGCCTTACATCCTTCTGTTTATTCCCAAGTCATAGAGCATTAACTTGCCGCTATTGGATAGTATGACACTTGCGGGGGATATTTGCATCGCTTGAAGAGGCAATGTGATATATCCTCGCTGGTCGTAATTGTTATGCTCGTCGTATCCGTGGATGACGAGGCTCATATTTTCAAATGTCAATACTCTCTTCGTATAGCATCGATATCCTCTGCGTTGATTTGGAACTTGCGAATAGGGGTTGCCATTTCGGTATATCGTAAGGTATCCGTTGGCACTAAACTTCATCTCGAAAACCCCGTCAAAGGATTTTAAGGGACGCTTATCAATCTCTACGGCTTCGCCTTCGTTCATCACGTATTCCTGCTTCAACAATATATTTCGCCAAGGCATATAGCAAAACAAATCGCTTTCAAATAACGCTTCGTTTAAAAGAAACATCGAGAATACGATTTCTTGGATTTTGCCGGGACCCGGATATTTGCTTTTTCGAAACGCCAATTCTTTTAAAATGTTATCATTGTAGTCTGCCGAATAGTTCTCTTTGTCTGTCCCGCTTTCAAGATGCTTTCTATAAAAGTCAGACAACAACATTTCGACTTTCTTCTTATCGTTATTTTTACAAATAATTCTATCATAATCATTGTCATACTCGGGGTCATCGCCTTTGCCCTCATACTTTTTACACACGTCGAGTTGCTTACATAAGAAGATGTCAAAACGCTCCTTGTCTTTCTTTGCTTCGCCTTCATATTTTTTTATATTTTCGGGACTACAATGTTTAATCGCATCAAAATTATCCGCCAACACATCGCCCGTGCCTCTAAACCTCTTTTCGTCATCGGGAGAAAACTCCATCATATGTTTATTATAATAGGGCGTTTTAAGACATTTCTTAGGATAATAAGGAGACAGATTTTCGACACTAAGAGAAAGTTCGGCTTCGTTTGTAGAATACGAGGGTATCAAGAGGCTTTCTTTCTCCGCCGATACGCACCCCATATTAAAACAGGACGCCGTTAAGTCCGTCTTTAAATAGTTTTGCTTTATTATTTTGTCGCCCCTATCTTTCGTAGAACCGATTTCCATTATTTCTAAGAACTTCGAGGATTTGCTCGTCATCAGTTCCATCCATCGGTTCTGCTTTGAAAATGCGTCGAGCGAAGGGAACAACGTATATTCACTGCCGTCGCCATTGTAGTTGAATAGATTTGGGATGTATATGACGACAGTATAATTGCCATTGAATACGTCGTCGTTATTTATCGTTTCTAACTTTTTCGCAACCATCACATAGATAGGCAAAGGTATCTTTAAGTAGGAAGGGCGTAGCAGATTACCTCGTATATGCTCGAGTTCTGTGCGTATTGCGTCTTTCATCGCAGTCTCATTCACACTATCGAGAACACGACAGCACATATTATTATTTATATGGACTTTTTCGGTAGCGTATTCGTCGAACGTCATAAATAGACATCTTTTATAAAGAAATAGTTTGGTATTGCCTGTCGCCTTCTTATAAAGCGAGGCATTACATTTTGTTAAAAATGCGTTCGTTTCAGATGGCTTGAACTTGGCACTACACACATCGTTTGTAAGATATCGAAGCATCTTTTTTCTTTAATATATAGATATAAAAATATTAGCATTATTTATAACTAACAGATGGACGGAAAACAGGACATCGCTACGCTTATTGACGTTTGTATCTTAAATAACACGCATTTTGATATCGCAAACGTAATTCATAAAATCCTAAGTGGCAAGTTTCGATACACTGGCGATACGTGGCAATATTTAAAGACGGCTGCTGCGACATCGGATGCTGCGAATGCGGTAGCAGAATGGGATACCGATGTGAATAGCGAACGCTTCATCTATGCGATACGGACGCTCGTCTGCGGTGCTTTTACACGCCGTTCGTTATACTGGGCGGATACGAGTATAGAGAAAGACGAACGCTACACGGATACTGAGGTTGTTTCTACGAAATTGCTAAGCATCAGTTCGAAACTCAAAGATAATAAATATATATGCGTATTAATTAAAGAGTGTAAGCAGTTTTTCTTATATGAATGACATATATGGAATAAATAAAATGAATAAAATCTATGAGGTTCGATGTGTTCGTGATATATATCGGATTATAAAAAGGTATTATGATTTCGTGCCGAGCGACTTTACGATTGCGGAAGCCCCGCTTTCTATCTTTCATCACGTTCGCAAGGATTTACAAGCATCTTCGAAAGGTTATTTAAACTTCGAGTTCGCTTATAAATACGCCGATAGTTGTAGCCATTGCTATCACATCACATACAAGGGTTCAGAAATCAATATGTATGTTCTAATGGATAAAAAGATGTCAGCGAAGATGAAAAAGCGGTTCTTTATGAACCTGTATCGTGTATATTTAGTATCCAAGATATACAACATCACGAAAGAAGACAATCGGCGTCTGTTTAACTTTTATATCATTATGAACCCTTTGAAGCGATGTATGCCTACGAAGAAGGATGCCATTCTCGACGTTGTCAATATAAATGGAGGCTACACGTATGTGAATGATAACAACATCTATATCATACGAGAAGAGGACTATAATAAAGTCATCATTCACGAGTTCTTACATCATAACACGAAGATGCATTATCAAGACTGGGATACCTCGAATATAAGCAGGTTAAAGGCACATTTCAAGATTTGCCAAGATTTGCTATTACTCCCTAACGAGGCGATAATAGAGACGTATGCGTGTGTATTAAATACTGTATTTTATTCTATCGAGACCAGTAAGACCCGTAAGACCAGTAAGACTGGCGAGGACGGCTCATCGTTAAACGAGAACCTCAAAAAAGACCAAGAGCATTCTTTGCTTCTGGCAAAGAAAATAATCGATAAGCAAGGAGGCGGGATATGGACTGAAAAGACGCATTCCTATTGCTATATAGTGTTTAAAACAATACTGTATGTATATTTTAACGTCTTTTTAAAAATATATAAATACCAAAACGATACTGAGATTACTGACTTTCTTATTCGGTATTCGTCACGCATATTTAGACGGGTTGCGAGGCTCAACAAGCAGAAGCAGACACTGCGACAGACGAACAGATTAAAGCAAACGGTATTTCGAACTTAGACGAAGTCAGAACTATTTAAGAAATCTATATTCTATATAATTTATTAGTAAAGCGAAAGAACGAAGGATGTCTATCGAGGATATTAATTATATGAAAGAGAATAGTATTAAACAAGCCTATACGTTTATCATTGATAGTTCGGAAAGAGACCGTAATTTGTATCCGAACCCCAATAATTACGTCGTTAATTTCAGCACCCCCTTTAAAAACATTATAGGGATGGAAATCATTGACGCAAGTATCCCGAGGGCAATGTACACCATCGACGTAGATAATAATGAGTTTTATTATTATATTGGAAATGACGGGGGCGGCGACGGCACTGGGGACTACGTAGGGGACGCCATCATCGAGAACGGCATACAGATACAAAATGACGCCAATTTAATGCTACGCAATTGGAATTATACGTCGAACGTGTTGAGTGTATCCTCGAATATATTTGATACCTCGAATATTGTTCGCACATCAAACATAGCAATCGCAAACAATTCAAACATAGCCGTCTTTGATATTTTCAAGATAATTAATAGTTCGAACTTACTCAACAGTTCAAATGTAATCAACAATTCGAACCTATTCAGCACGTCGAACCTGTTTAGCAATACCCAACAATTTAATACGTCAAAACTATATACGATGACTTCGAACCTCACGACGGAACGCACCGTATTCACGACGTCCAACATAACAATCACATCGAACATATTCAATTTTGCGACAATCACAAACGTATCAAGGAGTTCGAATATATTGAGTGGCGGCGGCTTAGAACTTTCAGGCGACCGTTATGGGATACTTGACAACTCTATCAATATCTATAATATTTATAATAATACCGCCAATACCAATACCAATGGTGGCACGAGTATTGGTGGCAACACACAGGGCATCACGTTTCATATGAGTATTCAAGCACTCATCGGGGATACGAACATCAACAAAGAATACAACGTGATTGATTTCAGTTATAATCATACATATTCTATCGAAACCGACATCATCTTTCGCAATATTAGCGTGGATGTCGCAAAGTCCTCAAACAACCTGTATGTTTTATCCTTTACAATCGGCGAACGAAAAGAGAGCGTCTTCAATATCGCAATGAACGGCTACATCAACGTTTTTTGGTCTATCTTAAATACTACGTGGAATGTTGGCATATTCGACGCAACGCTCAATACTCAAATAGCATATAAGGAGTTTTTGAATTGTGATGAACTATACAATGTATTTTTTACAAAGAAATACATAGGACGAAAGCATACATCAGCCACCGTAGCCGACCCACTGGCTACCACGGGATGGGAGAATAACCTCTTGCGATTGAAGGATTTTAAAATATATAATATACCGATGAAGAATGCTACCACGATGGCGACTATGAATGCGATGACGGCGTCGACGATGGCTACAAATACCTTTCTCGGCATCCCAGTGTGGTATAAAATGGACGAGGTAGTCCAGACGGCTACCGCCCAGACCGCAATTCTAAACAAGGGTAGCCACGCAACCATTCGGTATGAAGACGTATTTAAGAAAATTGTAATATCCCCAGGCGATTATACGTTTCGAACGTTTATAAGCAAGTATGAAGAGTTGATTAAAAATAATGACATTGAAATAATGTTTAATGAGACTACGACGCCGCCCGAATTAACCAACTTAATCGATATCTATTCGAAATCGCCTATGATTGTGGATATGAAACGGACTACGTTGTCGGAAAATCTGGGATTTGATTTATACCCTACGGCAAACCAAGCAGACCGATATAATAGCAAACCATATACGACGACCGAAAGTGTATTGGCGAAGATGTTTTATAGTAGGACGAATGTAAATTATAATGCGGATGTTAGCGTCAATGATAAGTATATTATAACATCGCCGGGTATCGTGTATTTTATCGGAAACAAGTATATTATTATGCGATGCCCCGAGATTGAAGAGCATCTATATCGTTCGCTTTCTTATTCGAAGAATACGCTGGGTATCGCAAAGATACGTGTGGATAGCGTAGGTATTAATAGTGAAAAACTGACGATTACGAAACTACCAGTTCGTGAGTTTCATCCTATCGGGAAACTATCACGGATGAGTTTTCGGTTCGAAACGAGCAAGGGGGGGCTATACGATTTCAAGGGATTAAATCACAATATCATATTTGCTATCTTTTACTATGAACCGATACAAAAGAACATCCCTAAGAACTCTATCTTGAACCCCGAATACAAGATGAACTACTTGGACTATCTCTATAAACAAGAGGAAATCGAGGGCGACTCAGATGATGGAAACGCAGATGGCGAGGACTTCTCTCGTGATAACATAGACGATTACAAAATAAAAGAGAATATGTATAGCGAAAGAGGGGTGCAATTACAACAGTCGAATACCTATTATCAAAATAATAATATTACGGATGTTATAATGGAAAACGAAGATGTCGAAGACGGTGATGTCGAAGATGTCGAAGACACCGAAGGTGATACCGAAGCCGATTATGAAGACACCGAAGGCGACGAATATAATTAGAAAGAATTAGACATAATATGATTATGATTTGCTATCCTTTCTATCCTTGCTATCCTTACCGTCCTTACCGTCCTTACTATCCTTAGTATCCTTGCTGTCGCTCGACTTCTTTTCGTCATCCTTGGAGGATGCCATATCTTTTAATAAACCAATCAGTGTTTTTAATTCATCGACGTTGATGTTATTATTGTTGATTTTTTCTCGTATCTCTTTAATCTTTGTTTTATTTTCAGAAGATGTTGTGCTTTTGTCTTCTAACTCTTTTAAGAGCGTGAGAACTTGTGTCTTGATATCGCTTTCCCCTTCAAAGTTTTCAATGAGTAGCGTAGAGCCGCTTGAGCCGCCAACGCCGCCTGAGCCTCGTGGATTTGCAAAGGCACAACCATATAAGAGGACGATGAAGATACAAATCGCAAAAATCAAAGACATATATACAAAGAGGTTTTCATAATCGATATCTTTCATTTTTATTCTGTTAAAAAGAGAAGATATTAATTTATTAGTAATACGAAGTATTACGAAGTAATACTTAGATTACTAAATTATTGTGTGTGTATAGAATAGATAAATAGATAGATAAATAAAAATGACTGAACTCAATCTATTATATGGAGGTGATAATCTACTAAGTGATAACTCGGTTATCGATAAGAAGGAGAGTTCGTATTCCAAGATATCGAGCCAACAACTACATCAATTAGCCCTTAGCAATGACAACGGTGTCGGCGATAGTATGTCTTCGCAACAACACGGCAGCGGCAGCAACGGCAACCACGGGCAACAACAAGCCCTCCCGCCACCTCAATCACAGTCGATGCAAATCGCCCAGCAACAGATGGCGCAACAGTTAGCCAACCAACAAGCCCAGCAAATAGCCCAGCAACAGATGCAACAGCAAATGATGATGCCTACACAACAGATGGCACAACAGCAGCAACAGCAAAGCGACCAGTATCGCAGGAAGCCAGAGTATAACTTTATCGACCGAATGAACCTGAAAAAGACAGAGGTTATAAAACTCGCCCTGTTTTCGTTAGTGATTGTTCTTGGTATATCGATAGACAGAATGCTAACCTACTACCTTTCCAGATATATAAGTGATAATGTCTTGACGGACTTTCAAGAATTGTTGCTACGTTTGAGTTATCCGATAACCATATTTTTACTTCTCTGGATATTTAAAGCAATCTAATAATCTTTTTTGTTATTTTTATAATATATATATATAAGAAACTTACTACGAAAATGGAATTGAAAGAATATGCTTTCTTTGGTATGATAATATTTCTATTATTCGTGATAATCATACTATCATTTATTAAATTAGGGATATTCTTTGATACCTTTATGTTTTTACAAAAAAAGCAGAACTTCGACAAGGCAAATTATATATCAAATAGCAGTTTTTTCAAGTATTATTATAGGAATAAACTCGGCGGTTCGGTTGCGTATGATACCGCCTGTTCCGTCCTTTTCTTTCTCTTGTCAAGCATCGCATTTATTGGATGGCTTCGATACGGACATATAAATTACGGGTATTTAAATTATTATTACGGCGACACGACCGAATATTATTTCATCAAGATATTCATCTATGTGATTATATTTTTAACGTTCATTAATCTCCCTACCTTGGCGACGATAATGATGTCCTTAGACGACAAAAGTGATATTCTAATAAAGAACGAAAAGAAGTTAAAGACCTATTTAGCAGAGAACCTCGATTACAAATTGCTCTATGACTATTATAGGGCAAACGGCGTCTCTACCGTCGCCAAGGACTTCTCAATACAAAATGAAAATCTCTCGACGAAATCCACTGCGGACTTGTATAAGTTCTGTCTCACGTATTATATCCTGATTGACGACCGTTTTATGTTGATTAAAAATGACCTTATGGGATTGATAAAAGGATTGTCAATCGACGAAAAGGCGGCAACGGACACCAATGCCGTTGGCGAACAAATCAAGAAAGCCCTCATTGACGCAACAGACTTCTACATCGTCGCAAGATACAATCACAATAACAACGTCGTATTGCCATCCTTACAAAACACCCTGAGTATCATCAAGACGAAGGCGAACGAAACATCCAAAACTCATCTTAGCGATATTATAACAGGAGCGAAGGTATCCGAGATAAAGGAAATGAACGCCTTTCGCACGACAACTATCGACAAGTTTAAGGATACAATTAAGATATATAAGGAGATTTACGATGTCTATTACAGTTATTATATATTAAACATATTGATAACGAACTTCTTTGTATTCTATGCGATTATCGTGTTCATCTATCTTCTCTTCAAGATTGCCTTAAATAGCGAAGCAGAATGGGTAGAAGACGGTTATAATATGTATTACTTCTTTAAATCACTGTCGAGTGCGGGGGTATATATGCCAATCATCTTCTATTATTTTATAACGTCTCCGATTATATTATTCGGTTTTAACTAATAATTAATTTATAAATATAAAATAAAGAAAAGAATGAGCGGCGTGAGCGGAGCAGATACCGTGGATACCAGCGTATGTGAAACGCCAAACAACATCATTATTTTCGTAGTATTCCTTATCATCCTACTTTCTCTTGTCATCTCTGTGATTATACTATTGTTAAATATCGTCAATTATACCCTATTCACCGTGTATTGTATCAGCGACAGCGCAACGGATTATGTGAGCGATAACCCTGACGGTATTATTTTAGAGAAAAAGTATAAATATAGATTACTAAATTATGTCAAAAGCACCTTTGATAATACTCGTAATAAAAAGAATACGGACAAGAGCAACATCGATAAGAACGCATCCGACCTATTTATCAGCAAAACCATCCAATACTATAATTATATTGTGAAACTGGTATTGCTTATAATATTCGTAATCCTGATGGGCTTCTTGTATAACATTTTTAGAATAGGGATAACCGTCATCAGCCAATGCGACAAGAGTAACTGCAACCTAATCATCACCGATATATTACAGAAAGACACCTATATTTATTATATACTACTCATCATCTGTATATACGCTTACGTGCATAGTTATGTCTATACTTACTTTTTTAATAAAAATATATACAAGGAACTCTATGCTATCTATGATGAGAAATATAAAAAAATAGATACTATCGTATCATATTCCATCAACTATATAAATGACAATGAATTGCCAGAAGCAAAGGACGCAAAGCAAGACATCTCCCTCTATTTAAGGGATTTAAAGGAATTGTCCTATGACATTCTCGAACCCTTTGCGAAAGAAGCGGCTGCGACGGCGACGGCGACAGAAGCGGCAGAAGCGTCTCTCACGGCGATTATGAAAGAAGGGCGCATAAACAATAGCAAGTTCGTCATCCCTATCGAATTGGAGGAGAACGAAGGAAACCTCAATAATCTATTTAAGAAGATTTATAAGACGCCAATTGCCAACATCACCGATGACAAGAAGCGGGAGTTGCTCGTTCATAAGATTATGGTATATCTTGTCTATCACTATGTCATCACAAACAATACCGAAGACCCGCTCATCATCCATAAGATGAATAACATCTTTTTAAATCTCTTTGAAAACCTCTTCGAACAAGAATATAAAAAGGACGACCCGAACTATTTCTTGGAGCAAAGATACGATATCAACGTTCAGGCAGTATTGAAAGAGATACGTGGCGCTTACACGATTAAACTATTGCTACCCGCTACGACGACCAAAGAAGACCTAACAGCCACATTAAAGAAGGACGCCGAACTCATCGTAAAATATATAAAGGAATATGACAAGAAGATAACTCGACAGCAAACGTCGAACCTCCCTGAGGGCATACTATTAGGAGAGATATACAACAAGATTGACGTGTTTGCGGAGGGGTTCTTCGACTATTTTCAAGAAGACAAAACACCTGGCGACATTAATCGTGTCGTGTATAAAATCAATTTATATCTTGCGATTGAGATGATAGAAACGATATTCTTTATCGTGATAGTTATGCTGATACTGTATAATTCGGGAAAGTATCCATATTTAGAAGAATATATAAATACGGCAATAATCTATGCGATTGCGATTATCAACGAACTTATCTCGGCGATATTAGGGATTATTTAGAATTAGAAGCGGATGCTGATGTGGCGATATAATTCTTATAATAATTACAGTATTCTGCCATAGCGGCTTCTTTCTCCATTCCCCTTATGCCATCCCAAGCAGACCACTTTGCGTATGCCTTGTAATAGATAAGATACGGTGCGGGGATATTACAGTCGCCCACGGTAGCCTGTTTGTAAAACTTGTAAAAGTCCAGTTTAATCGCATCGCTCAGATTTAGTTTCTCCATATCAACCTCTTTGAGTTTCGCAAGAACACATTCGAACTCTGATGCGATTTCCATTCTTTTTCTTATTAATATTAATAATATCATTTCTTTATATTATTTTTTCGGAGAACTACGTTGGATAGGATTGGGTAGAGGGTTTAGGAATTTACGACGCATAGGTTGTGGCAACATACTACTCATAGGTTGTTGCCGTTGTGGAAGTGGAAGTTGTATCAATCTCTTTATACATGTAGTAGGTTGTAATTCTTGTATAGGTGGCAGATGCGAAGAATGAGATTGTGAAGAATGAGATTGCGAACGTTGCGTTGCCTGTAAAGGTTGTTGTGGAGATTGCGTAGCCTGTGGAGGTATTTCCTGTTTTTTAAATTTATTATACGCTTCTTCAATCTTTACTTTCAAATTTTTACACGCATTGCCTGTCTTTTTACAGAATTCATAAAAAGGGTTCGGGACTGGGTCTTTATATACTACTTCTCTTTTATCCCAATGGTGGTCGTTCAAGAATTTACTTGGACGTATAGTTATATACCTCGAAAGAGTATATACTGGTCGTACAGGGGCGAATAACCTTGGCGCATTTGTTGATGTTCTTGATGCTACTCTACTACTTTGATAATTCTTACCACCTCCTCCTTTTTTCATAGATTTCGGTTTCTTAGGTTTATTAGTTTTCCTTGGCTTATCAACTGTTTCGGTTTCTTAGGCTTTCGTGTAGGGTTCATAACTATTCTCCTTATATACTTATCCTATATAATATGTCATTTTATTTTATTTTTATAGGTTCGTTATAATAGAGAGGCTCGGTGGTGTGTGGTAGTATGAAGAAACTACCTTTCATCATTGTGTTTGATATCGACCACGCAATCATAGGAAATATATCGACGGTGGTTGAAGAGTGGCACTTGATTAGATACATATACAACATTTGTAAGAAAAAGGGTATCAACGCAAAATGTCCTTTGCCAGTCTTGAAGGATTTCCAAGACGAATTGAATAACGGCTTATTGCGTCCGAATACGAAAGACTTTCTAACATTCTGTAATAAGAAGTTTAAAAACGCTGAGGTATTTTTATATACGAATAGCAGTTATAGTTGGACGAATGGCGGACTTGGGACAAATATAGAGAAAGCCTTGAAAATCAAAATAAACCGCCCATTCTTTACGAGAGAGAACTCCTCTCCAATGGGTAAATCACTCGCAAATACCTATCCGATTATGATGAAATCATTGGCGAAGCGATACCCATCATTGAAGGATGAGAATGTCTGCGAATATGTATTACAGAACAGGTTAATCTTTATCGATGATATCGCAGATAATATTATTCAATATAAGGGTAGGCAACTCGTCTGCCCTCGTTATAACTTTTGGAATAAATATGATGTATATGATAGGTTGCTTACGAAATATAAAATTGCTCCTGAGATATTCGATGACAAGGATATTTTAAACTATTTACACGAAAATAAAATCCTTGTGTATAATGCGAACGGAAACGAATTTCAAAAAAACAAGGAATATATTGCGATTGAAAAGGCATATCGAGCGATACGCGAAGAACTAACACGAAAGCAAGAGATAGCCGATGCTAACGGCAAACCCGTTGTTGTCGTCGCAGACACGTATTTTAATAACCTGATAAAGGAACTTTCAAAGAAAAAGATAAGCGACGAAGTCCTGACGGATAAGAATATAGAATTGATAAATGGCAAATTGCTATCACGATGAACTGCTTGAAGAACGTTTGCGTAAATCCTTTCGTGAGAAGGAAAAGACGGCAGACGTAGCCCCGTCAATAGTTAGTTTTTTTATTACCTTTGACGTCGTCATTCTCAATTCTTTTATTTTGTCAATAAAACCTTTATTGGCTTCTGTGTCGATATTATTCAATTCTAAATCTATATTTTGAAAGCGTCTTATAATATCTACAAACGCTTCGGCTGCTTCGGCTTCGTTGGTGCGATTGAAACTTATATTATCTATTTTAACAGTATCAGGGCTACACATACACGATGTGATAAACCTATTCATCGCCTCATTGATACGCACGTTGCCGATTTCTAATGTCTTAACGTTCGCAAAGAGTTCGCTTCTATGTAATTGTGAAAAATCAAAATCCTTTTCAAAAGACACATTGCCATATAAGGATAAGGTACGAATATTCGTATTTGATAATAGTTTAATAAGAATATCAATAAATCGGTTTGTTATCTTCATATTGTGTAAATTCACGACAGGGGCATTTCGTTTCTTCTCAGGAACGCTAAGGGTTTTCGTGGCTAACAAAACCTTTATCACATTATTCGCATCAACCTTATTTAATGAAAGGTTGAGTAATTCAGTAGGTAATTCGTTAATCAAATTAAACTTAGTTGGCGTCCTCGGTGATGATTTAGGGTTTATAGGCATAACTTCTATATATAGGTATTATTTATATTTCATATTCATTCTTACATCTCTTTTAATCGCATTATAATCGCATTGTCTTCTATAATATAGCCTTCAATATTGTTGCGGATTTCAAAATTAATATAGAGACACTCGGATTTGTGAATGTTTCTACGCTGTCGTATGATTTTCCTATATAAGGACGTGTTATCGCCTTTCATTTTTGCGAGTATATCATCGGGTATATTGCCACCGAACCACATATATATCCCATTATTGTAATCGTTGTTTAGTAAATTACGGATGTGTATATTATAAGCATCCTTGTGCAACTCATAAAACTCGTATAAGCATATTCGAATGAATTGCCAGAATGACAAGAGCATCAGATATAAGTCGGCGAAACACGCAAAATGCCTATCGTATTCGAATACATAATATTCGCCAGTATCATCGATATAGAGACGTGATGCGACGATGTCCCAGTTGTGCTTTGATTTATTTATATAATTCACAAAGGTTTTCGCAATAATCTTGTCTAAATATTTGAAAACATTTGCGGGTATCTTTATTGTATTGATATGACGACTTGCGATATTCGCCGATGTTAAGTGCTTCTTATAGAAGGAAAGTAGCGTATCTTCGCTATACGCACGGCGCATCAAGTTCGCCCCACGACAAACGATGTTTTGCGAAAGATAATGTATGAGATTGATTTTCGGCTCTTCTTGATATGCGATGTAATGCTTCAAACTATTATAATGCTTTCGATTGCTAAGATTTGCGTGTAGTTCGTCTAATACGAGCGAAAACCTTCTTTTATAGACGTGGCTATAAATGATAGCCTTGATGTCGTCTGGCAACTCCTCCAAATAATTCGATATGAATAGACGTAATAGACAACATTGCGGATGCTGCGAATGCTGCGGATGCTGCGGATGCTGCGGATGCTGCGGATGCTGCGGATGCTGCGAATGCTGCGGATGCTGCGAATGCTGCGGATGCTGCGAATGCTGCGACAGCGTAGTCATCGTTATTCGCAATGCTGTCTATTACTATTTACTATATATTTCTAAATATCTTTATGTATGCGAAGCAAAGAAGCAACGAAGCAATGATGTATGCGAATATAAAATATTATATTCTTCTTTATATAGAAATACACAGTATGAGAAAAAGCAGCAGTAGCAGCAAGTATAGCGATAAGAGCGAGGATAACGAGAATAGCCAAAGCAACAACTATTATCGCTATGGGGACGATAGCGACGAAGGCGAAGATGCCGATGGTAGTGTAGTCGGCAATGAGAAGACCGCCGACTGTATTCGCAATCGCTCGAACTTCACGATACCCAAGACTTTCCATATGATAGACAAGCAGGATTTCAATCCCGATATGCTGAATGTGTATATTAACAACGATGCGTCCCCAAAGTTAAAATTGTTATTGGAACAAATCCGCTTGTTAGACGAGAAGGATATGCGAGAGACAGGGAAATTACACAAGCATCTTATCTTTACCGACGTTAATCGTAGCACCTACGGGGCAAAGATTGTTGCGTCTGCTTTAACCGCCAACGGGTTGCATCTGGCGTATCACCCGCAAGGCACTGGGTTTTCGCTGTCCGACCATAAAAAACTGCTAAAAACCAAGAATGCGAATTATGCGGTATTGCTAAGCAAATCCTTCTTTGACCGCCCAGTGAATGTGAAGATACGCAAGGCGATACTGGATACGTTCAATTCACGTCCCGACAATACCTATGGCGAACTTGTGCGATTTATTGTATTAGACCAAGGATTTAAGGAAGGTATCGATTTGTTCGATGTGAAATACGTCCATTTGTTCGAACCCTTGACGGTGAATGCGGATGAAAAACAGGCTATCGGACGTGCGACACGTTTCTGCGGACAGAAGGGGCTTCAATTTCACCCTCGGTTTGGGTGGCCTCTTTACGTCTTTAAGTATGACGTAACCATTTCAAAAGAACTTCAAGATATTTGGATAGATTTTGACAATACGAAGACGTTGTTTGAATTGTATATTAAAAACTCAAACTTGGATATGCGTAAAATAATCTTTGCCAATCAATTAGAAAACGCCACTATCGACGCAGCGGTAGATAGAGACCTCAACAAGCCCGTTCATCTGTTCTCGATAGATAGCCCCGATGACATTGTGCTACGAGGTGGTGGTGGCGGTGTCAGCAAGAGCCGTAAAGCAATCGCTCCGACAAAGAAGATGAGTTTAGAGAAGATGCACGAATATGTCAAGTATAACTTTTCTAAGTTTAAATACCCTCCATTAAAGTTAGAAAACAAATGCGTTGGTGGTAGTAGCAGCGGCGACGGCGATGATGACAAGGTTGTAGGCGGTGCGGCGAACGGCAACATCGTAACCTTCACGCCTACACAAGACTTCGTAAGGCATTATTTCCAACCCTCTTCGGCATATAAGGGAATATTATTACATCACAGCGTGGGAACTGGCAAGACTTGCACGGCAATTGCTACCGCTACCACAAGTTTCGACCTTGAAAACTATACGATACTGTGGGTTACGAGACATACCTTGAAGTCCGACATATGGAAGAATATGTTTAGCCAAGTGTGTAATATTGCTATTCAAGACAAAATAAGAAAGGGGCTTGTGCTACCGAATAAGATTGTGTCGAAATCAAAGTATATGTCGGCGAACTGGTTAGAGCCGATTTCGTATAAACAGTTTAGTAATATGCTTTTAAAGAAAAATAAGATTTATGACGAAATGGTGAAGCGGAACGGGAAGGACGACCCACTACGCAAGACGCTTCTTATCATCGACGAGGCTCATAAGTTATACTCTGCTACGGTTGCGAAGAGTGAAAAGCCGAATACCGATATATTAGAAAAGATGATACACAGTTCCTATGACAAGTCAGGGGATGATAGTGTTCGTGTAATGCTGATGACGGCTACGCCATTTACCGAGGATGGTATGGAGATGATTAAATTACTCAATTTATTACGTGATGATGAGTTGTTTCCGACAGACTTCCAAGACTTTTCAAGCGACTACTTAGATGATGGATATTTTACAAAGTCGGGGCTTCGTGAGTTCAAGAATAAGGTGAGCGGTTATATCAGTTATTTGAACCGTTCGCAAGATGCCCGTAATTTCGCACATCCTATAATAAGGAATGTCTATGCGGATATGACGTATGAGAAAAAAGATGCGTCGGGAGATTTGGAATTAAAAATGTCAAAGAATGAATTGTCAAGTATCAAGTATATTAAGAAAGAATTGAAGGAATTGAAGGATAAGGAGAAGGAATGTGTTAAGTTGGCAAATGCCGCTTACAAGGAGAATGCTAAGGATATTATGGCACGGCGTAAAGAAGGCGAAGCGAAATGTAAGAAAGAACCGAAGGACAAGAAGGCAGCGTGTTCGAAGAAGGTTCTTGAAGAATACAACGCTATGCTTTCTAAAATAAATAATGGCAAGGAGAGCGAATTAACTAAGTGTGATGTGAAGAATACCTCGAATTACAAGAGGTTGATTGTGGATGTCGAAGATTATGATGTAAAGCGAACACTCATAAAGGAAAACAAAATAAAGATGAAACCGCTGAAAGAAGGATTAAAGGAACTCAATGCGAAGAAAAAGGATATTCAAGCCAAGGTGAATGCACTTCGCGCACGTGTTCGCCCTAAGGAAGTCAATTATAAGCATCAAATAATGGGTATAAAAAAGAAATACAAAGACCGTAAAGAGAAGGCTGCTGCTATAAAGGAGTTTGATAAAAAGTCGGCAGCATTACTATCCGAATTAAAGGACTTAAAGAACTTACGTGCGGATGTTTCCAAAGCGAACACTCGTGCGCAAGTATTTAAATACAACAACGGACTTAAAAAGTTGAAGAAGGTATCCCAAGTATATGCGATACAAAAACACTGCCTTGGTAATGGATATCAGGTATAGAATTAGATTTCTTTTTTATAAAGTTATAAAAGTTTTTGGAAAGTTATAGATATCCCACAAAGTTGTCTCTCGAAGTTCTCTAAATAACTCTCGGGATGTTCGACGCCGCTTCGCATCTGCCAACTTTTTTAGAGTAAATAAGGTATATTCTTCTTACCACTCTGATAACAAAGGATTACTATAAATTACCTAAAAGTCGGCAGATGCGTTTAGCATCCCGAGTATTACTAAGCATATACTTTGGGATATTTAGATTTCTTTTTACAAAGTTATAAAAGTTTTTAGAAAGTTTGAGAACTTTAAAAGTTTAAAAGTTTTTAGAAAAATAAAAAGATAGTTAAGAACCTTCTATAATCGCAAAGTAATCTTTTGAAGTTCTCTAAATAACGCCAGTGATGCTCGACGCATCTGCCGACTTTTTAGAGACAAACATAGCATATTCTTCTTACCATTCTGATAACAAAGGATTACTATAAATTACCTAAAAGTCGGCAGATGCGTTTAGCATCCCGAGTATTACTAAGCATATACTTTGGGATATTTAGATTTCTTTTTACAAAGTTATAAAAGTTTTTAGAAAGTTTGAGAACTTTAAAAGTTTAAAAGTTTTTAGAAAAATAAAAAGATAGTTAAGAACCTTCTATAATCGCAAAGTAATCTTTTGAAGTTCTCTAAATAACGCCAGTGATGCTCGACGCATCTGCCGACTTTTTAGAGACAAACATAGCATATTCTTCTTACCATTCTGATAACAAAGGATTACTATAAATTACCTAAAAGTCGGCAGATGCGTTTAGCATCCCGAGTATTACTAAGCATATACTTTGGGATATTTAGATTTCTTTTTACAAAGTTATAAAAGTTTTTAGAA